CCACACTAGCACAAACTTAATGGAGTTGATGAAAAATGGGTGATCTTGCAGCACATCTTACAGGGCCTAATGCTCAGTTCTTAAAGAAACCGTTCTTCGTTCAGAAAATGTTTGAACAGATGGACCCATACCTCGCATTTTCCGGCATGGTCCCGGCAATGGGTATTCAGTCCCGCGCGGTAATCGTAACTAAGGAATCTACCAGTAACGCGAATGATACTAAAAAAGTCTGGCCTGCTCGCCTGACCGAATCTTCAGATTGGCCGAATGTTTCTATTACTCCGATTACTCAGGACAGTGCGATGCTTCAGAAGTATGGTCTTGAATTACGTATCGGTGAAGATCTTCTCAAAATGCCAGAAGGAAAGATCCAGATTACACGGGCAATGCAGAGAACGGCTTTCTGGATGGCACAGTTTAGGAACTCTAAAATTGCATCCGACATGATAGCCGGCGGGACTGCCCTCGGTGATGATTGGGCCCCTACGGCGGCATGGTCTGACAAAGATAACCAGACACCTCTTCAGGATCTCATTACATTCAAAAGGTCGATGCGCACAGTAAACAAGCCGTTCGCTTGCGATAACATCTATGCTAATTCAGAAAACTACGATGAACTGGAACTCTGGCTCATTGATGTTAACGCAGACCTCGCAAAACGTCAGCTTATCGGGCAGACTACAGTAGGTGAAAATTCAGTATTTATTCCTGCTCTGAAAGCCACCGTCCACAGAATCGACGAAGGAGTAGACGAAGGAAGGCTTCTCGGTCTGGATAGTATCAATCCGTGTGGGACATACTATTACTTCAACGATCCAATGTACGGAACTAAGGAAGTCACGTACAAGACTAGGGACGGACCAAAAACCGTTAAAGGGCTCGGCCTCAACGTTCATCAGTTCTTTGATGACAATAAGATGGAAGTCGTTAACAAGCTCTGGTTCGACTTCAAGTTTGCTATTGAGGACGCAGACGGCGCAATCACTGACACGGGCATTTAAGGAGGCTGCATGACATTCACAGCCCCCTCTCAAAATTTTTTGAAAAACGGATTAGGTACAGATTCCTCGATACTCGCTGAGAAATTTGGAAATGTAAAAACTGAACTTGATGCACTCGCAGCAGTAGACGCAGCCGGTCTCAAGATCGCAAAAGGCACTCTAGCCGGTGGACTCGCTAACGCTTTCTCATTCGCCTGGCAGAATCCTGAATCCTCAGCTATAATAGTTTCCCGCGTGGTAATCGATGTAACAACCGTTGGAGCCGTTGCAGGTGCTCTCCTTGACGTTGGCCCAGGTGCAACAGCCACAACCCATTCAGACACTCTCATAGACGGTCTGGATATTACAACCGCAGTAATCACAGCAGATAATATTACTAACAAGGGTTCTAACGGGCTCAGTCTGTGTAAATTGGATGCAGCAGGCGGGACAACTGACTATATTACCGGTCAGATTCTCGTTCAGGCTGCCGCCGCACTTGTCGGGAAGTATTACATTTTCTACACGGTGGTTTAATGCGTGTAATTGTTCCGGGTGGCTTCTATTCTCACGATTCAGCACAGAAAAAAATCTGGCTGGATTATTCGTATTATGGTCTAGGAGTTGAAAACGTTGAGTCCATCAGAAACCTCACCCGGAACTCTATAATTTATTCTGTTAAGAGGTCAATTCCTGGTATTACTTTTTCTAATGGATGTATTACTTATTCTAGGGAGTGTTATTCTGAGGATTCTGATAAATTACAGATTGTTTTGAGAGCCCCTATAGAAGACGCGCTTGAACTTTTGGAAGCAACCGAGGGCGTTATCACTCTTGATACTTCGGGAAAAGTTCTTGTTCTCCCAACTGAAAACGCGGCTATACTCCCTGTTTTTAATGAATATGTTTTGAATCCAAACCGATTATCCATTACTGAAAGCCCATTCGGCGGTTTAAAAGGCGCAGGTTCTCCTGATTATGCACCCGGAACTCTTTATACTCCTACTGATGGCGTTTATCTTACTGATATCACAGGACAAAACAGTACAAAAACGTTAACGGTTGGAAAATTAAAAGAATTGGGATATTTGACTGTTGATACTACTGTTCATACGATTACACAGGAGTTTACTGTACAAAATGATGGTGATAATAACCCCACTGTAATTGATAATTGTGATGCCACCACAAACTGGAATTACGGGACCGGTGGCGTACCACGCGGTACAGTCTCATTAGACAACACTGTGTATAATTCTGCACCCGGTAGCATAAAATTAGACGTTACTACGGGCGGAGGTACGATATACCTCATAAAAACCGTTTCGCTTGACCTTTCAACAACTGATTTTATAACTTATTGGATTAGAGGACCGTCTGGAAAAGCCGGTGGTTTTGCGATATACTGTCCTGATGTTTCAAATCGGCTGCGTACGACGGGGATAACATACAACGGACAATGGCAAAAATTTGTTTTTCCTATACGGGCACTACCTAAAGAAGGGACACCGGTATTAAATAATGTTACCGCTGTACGTTTCGAGATCCCAAACGTGGCAGTAATCGGCGATATACTCAATGTAGATTCAATTGCAATAGATAACGCTAAACAAGCATACATCGAAGCACAAGTCCCAGACAACCTTTCAGCAACCTCTCTCGCACTCTACACACACAACGGCACAGCCTATCAATTAGCATCTACTCACTCCCTAGATGGTGCATACTCGCAAGTCTCGCAAACCTCAGCAAATGCTACCCTATTGGATAATACAAAATTCGATGATGTTTACGGAGCAGCAGGAGCAGGCAGAGCAGTATTTCCAAAAGGAGAATCTGGAGAAACAAAAGCCGGCTCTTCTGGAAATATAACTTACTCTGCAAATAAGGGCACATCTAAAAGAATAGGATTCAGAGTCGATTTGCCTCCTTCTGACAATGGGAGAACTAATTTTAACAAGTGCCGGATTAAGACTATACTTACATATGCTCCTAACATAGAAGGAAATTACTCAGCTTCTTATGATTTTGCAGATTCAACTAATACGAGCTACGGCTTGCAAAACATCACTAAACCCTGGCTTGCTCTCTACGATCCCTCAACCTCGCTAATTGATTTTTATCTGCATACAAATAGACCGCAGGCACTTTCTTACAAAAGAGACGAAACCGGAACAATCCACGAACTTTCCCTGTATCCTGGTTCAGGCTCAATTTATCACGGTCAAATTACATTCGCAGATTTGACACTCGATTCTGATTCTGATCTTATCCCGGACTGCTTAGAGGCACCCGTCAACGGTTCAATTACACAATTTTTGAAAAACTATGGTATGGTGATCTGATGGCTACAATCAAACTAAGACGACTGCGGGCAAACGCTCCCGATTCTGGAAGAAATATAGTCCTCACATGGGAAGACAGAGGCAATCCTATGAAAGATTCAGCAGGAAACATCAAACTCACTGATGTAATCGGTCAGAATGGATTACCGATTCCAGAATATCCCGAGTTTTCAATTCCCGTTCAGATCCCCTATAATATCCCCGCAACAACAGCAGAAAGATCAGCCCTTATCACATCTCTGAAAGATCAAGCTTTGGAAATTGCAAAGATACAGGCACAGAAAAGAGCGAATGACGCAGCGGATAAATCAATCCTGAGATCACTGATTACAACGCTCAATACTACACTAGGCATTGATTTCGAGGGCGAAGTATCCATCACAGAGGGCTGAAAAATGATCAGGAAATTAGTTTTATTGTTTTTAATTTTGTTTGCGAGCGTTGGTTGTGCACAGGCTACTGATTATTATGTGAGTCCAACTGGCACAGGCGACGGGCTGACCGTTGAAACCCCCGGTGATCCGTCCACTCTTGACGGAGCGTTGTATCCCGGCGACGTGATGTACTTCCTGAACGGTACATATGAAAACAAAGGCGTTATTTTTTTAACGCATTCTGGAAATGCAACTCATCCAATCACTCTGACAGCATATGAAGGAAATCCTCTCTTAAACCACTCCACCATTTCGAGTGGCACATACGCGATAAACATAAATTCTAATAATTACGTCACAATTTCAAATCTGTCATTCAATGGATATAATTCTCATATTGTCGGTCCAGGATCTCATATTACAATCCAAAATTGCCGCAGTTCAAACAATGGCGGAGGTTCCGCGATATTCGTTTCCAATATTAACGGAACAGATAATATAATTGAAAACTGTTATTTCTCAAATTCAGGCTGGAATTCTATTCAAGTGCAGGGTGGAGCAAGTGCAGCATATCCCGCTGAACGAATTATAGTTAGAAATAATATAATCGAGAATAATCATGTACATGCTGCAATTGATCTATATAAATGTGTGAATAACGTCTCAATTGAAAATAATACGATATCAAACTGCACAACGCCAGGGTCTAATATTTACTCACACGATGATACATCTTCACAGGGTTATCTGTCAATCAAAAATAATACTATCCGAGATAGTAATTACGAGGGCATGTACCTCAAATGCAAAAATAATAATTCAATCATTGATAATAATACATTTATAAATATTTCAAATAAGGCAATTGATCTCGAAATTCTCTCAAATGTCACTATAAGCAACAATAAATATTACACTGTTAATTATCCGTTCAGAATTATAACATGTGATAATATATTACTCGAAGATGAATATATAGACGCTTCGTGTCATCCATCTGGTGATTTTGGATGGATATATTTCTCAGGTGGGTCTTCTCCGCTTTCGATATATAACCACACTGGATATTTAGATTTAAGTTTGAATAGTGTGCTCAATCCTGTTACATATGGATACAGAAACGGAAGGGTGTTCACGGTTTCAGCATACGGGACTCCAACAATTAATTCAACTTTATATACCGCATCAGGCAGTATACTTGATGTAAAAACAAGTGCAGGTGTCTCAGGCGGTTTAAATACACTTGTCCTTTATAATTATTCTGCGAAACCAGCAGCAGAAACAGCGACAATAACACCAAGAGCGCCGGTAGGCACAGAAATCCTCAATTTCACAGCCGAATCAACAAATGGGAATCTTGTAACATTTGACGCATGGAATCTGATCCCAAGCGCACAGTACACAATAAAAGAAGATGGCTCAGTAAAATCAACACAGCTTGCCAATGAAACAGGGCACATCTCATGGAATAACGATGCATGGTCTGAGCACATATATACAGTTATATTGTCTCCTCCAGTTGCAGCTTTCTCAGCAAGCCCGCTTTCAGGTGCAGCAACCACGTATGTTACATTCACTGATGAAAGTACACTCGGACCAACATCCTGGTTATGGAACTTCGGAGACGGGACTACTTCAACACTTCAAAATCCGGTGCACACGTATTCAACGAATGGAACATTTACAGTCAATCTCACAGTTTCAAACGCTGCCGGTAGTGATTCCGAGGTAAAAACAGATTATATCACTATCACAGATGTAGTGTATGCTCCAGTTGCTAATTTCTCAGCTAATGTTACCTCCGGCGCTCTCCCTCTGGATGTATTGTTTACTGACAGTAGCACTAATACACCAACTTCATGGCTCTGGAACTTTGGAGACGGAACTACTTCCACAGATCAGAATCCGACGCATACTTATAGCACAGATGGAAGCTACACGGTGACGCTCACGGCGAGTAATGCGGCTGGAAGTAACACGTACATAAAATCTTCATACATCCAGGCAGGGACAACGACTTCATTCAGTCTAAGCTATGTTATGTGGTGGTTAAGAGTGCATACTCCGTGGTGGGGTTTAGCGTATCCATTGGTAGGTGAGGCATAATGGCTTCACCTTCAATATTTTTGAATGGAACTGACCAGAAGTTTGTTTTCGAGCTTTCAACCGCTGCACCGGCTGATGATCCTATCTACAGAGGCACGACAGACGGTGAAGCTCTGACCAACTGCCAGATTAAATATAGATATCTCGGCGGTGCATGGTCTACGGTTACGAGTCCCACAATCACATGGGATGAAGTAGGGCAATGTTGGGAGGGTACAATACCTCACGGGCTTGTTACTGCCTATGGGAATGTCATTATACTGATAGTGTCTACTAATTCAGCTTTTGCGACACTTAGTATATTACTTACAGTTGTTCCTTCTGTATCAATTTTTACCGACATCAAAGCTAAGACGGATCTCCTTTCGCTCTCGGCAATAAAAACACAGGCAACCGACGCAATCTCAGAAGCAGAACTAGCAACCGCATCAGGATTATCCGCAGTTGGTGGCAATGTAGACCTGATAAAAGCAAAAACGGATCTATTGACACTCGCAGCTATCAAAACACAAGCCGCCGGAGCATTAACAGATTTCGATACAGCAACGCCGATCATGAAAACCTCTGAACTTGCTACCATCACAGGAGGAGGAACAGCAACACTGGATTCTCTGGAAACTGATATCTCAGAAATTTCAATAACTGGAACAAGTGCAGTAAAAGTAGTGCATCCCGACTATTACGCTTTCGATGCGTCCGAGAAGACAATCACTCTATCAAGTCCTTATAATACAGTAACAGTCGAACAGATTCTCAGAATCAAAGATCTCACTACAAATTATATAATTTATGACTGTGAAGATTCCAAATACAACGATATCCCGATTTCGATTGATGCCGGGGTACTAACCTATACAGCACCAGCGAGAGACGCGGCTAATACTGACATTATTCAGATTACTGTAAACATGGTGTGAACATGACACTCGCGGATATTATCGAGCTATACTCTGAATATCGAGTGGGAGCATTGGCAACCGATGATATCACGGATGCTCAATTAGCCACTCTAAAAACAAACGCGGAGGCACGTTTAGATAGAATCATAGGTTCTAGGAGTTTTACAACCGGAGAATATGAAGAACTCACTGCATTTATTGTTTGTGATATTCTCGAAAACAGACACGGCAAAGGTACAATCATCTCTGAGTCTGTGAAAAATTCTTCTTGGAAGTCCCAGGTTCGGACTTCCTCGGCATGGCTTGATAGAGTTTACGCAGCTCTTTCAGAGTATGACTCTGAGCATGCAGAAATATCTGATTTATCTGCGGTAGCTGATATAGACGGAGTACGGAGAACTGATTCATATGTTCCTGAGATTATGCATGGGTATTCCGACGAGTACGAGGGTGTATAATGAAATTTCCTGATACAGTGACGGTGGAACCATTTTCCTCAAAAAATGCAGCTCACGAAGTTTCTTACGGGACGTCTCGCTCCCAGAAGTGCAAATATACAGAACTGGTGGAAGTCACTGCCGAAGGTGATAATACAATAGTTTCAGCATGGATCGCTTTTCCTCCAGGGACTTCTATTTCCTCTGAGGACCGAATAACACTAGCCGACGGGACGAAGCCGGCTATATCCTCGATACAGAGAATTGAGAGACCGTCGAGAAAAAAAGAAGAGTATGTCAGGGTTATTCTTGGAAAACCGGAAGCGAGGGCTGATTTATGACGGCTGCAACCTGTATTGCTAATCTTGTCATGACTGCAAACCGAATTGATAAAGACGCAAGAGCAGCAGCGAAGGAAACAGCAGACGAAGTAATGCAGGAATCAAAAGAAAAGCACTGTCCTGTAGATACAGGAGAACTAAAAGAATCTGGCAAAGTAGAAGTCGTTAAGAATACTCTCACAGAATTTCATGCGAGGCTGTCATACTCAACACCTTATGCTATCTATGTTCATGAGATCCCGTATCATCATACTCATGGATCATGGAAATATCTTTCAATTCCATTTAACAAGGCTTCATCAACTTTCTTACAGAGAATAGCCTCGCGGGTGAGCATGTGACAATTGAAACTTATCTCTCAGATCTTGGAACATATCTCCAGACCGCCGGAATCGGAACGGTAAATACTGATATCCATTTTCACGGTTTAGCCTCAAATGCTACAAATGATATTACTCTAACACCGTTTCCCGGATTTGAATATAACAAAATTGTATCAGGCGAGGTAAACCCATACTCTCCAAATCTGAGCATCATAGTGAGAAACACAAGCAGCGCGGCAGCACTATCAAAAGCTACTGCAATATACAAACTTTTGAGAGATGTTTCAAATAGAACCATCGGCTCTACTCATTTCCTGATGATCCAAGCGCAAGGGTCACCGGGATTTGTCTCAAAAACTCAGAATTATTTTATCTTTTCAATTAATTTCTCATTGTTAATACAGTAAAAATAGAACGGAGCAAAAAACATGACATACGTGAACAGTGAAGCAACCGTAGCCAGAGGCGTAACCGTAAAAATCAACGGCGTTGCAATCGCGGAAATTCTTGACGATGGTATCCCAAAACCGCAAACAACAACGGAAGACATTGAAGTTACAAACCAGGATTCAGGCGACTGGAAAGAATACAAAGCCGGCAGAAAAGACGGTGGAGAGACTGAAATTAAAGGGCACGCTGTCCCATCCAATCAGGGACAGATTGATCTTGCAGCAGCCGCAGCAGCAGGCTCAACGTGTCTTTTTAGAACGGATTTTCCATCCGGGTCTTACTCGTCTTTCTATGGAACTGTGAAAACATTTGATACCTACGTGGAAGGCCAGCTACTTGTGTTCACATCCAAGGTAAAAATCACAGGTCAGCCTACATTTTCCTCGACTCTTAGCGTTTTGACAACTCCTTTCTTCTCGGCTGCAAATTCGACGTCTGTATTCCCGACAGCAGCAGGCACAGAGGGAACTTATGTTATCAATTTTGCCAACGGGACAGCAACAACTAAGATTACTCCAACTGCTACAGCCGGAGTTATCCAGGTTGACGGCGTAACGGTTGCGAGTGGTGCTGAATCCGCATCTATCGCTCTTACAGCAGGTGCGATAGTCGAAAGTACTGTAACCGTACAGGAAACCGGGAAAGCTCCAGGTGTCTATAAATTGCTCCTATGTAGAGCTGCATGAGGTGTTGAAAAATGCCTCTAATATCAATTCCTTTTTTTGGAGATTACTCTCTCAGGTACGGATGGTCAGGAATAGAAGCAATGATGGAAGCACTGGGAAATCCTACATTCGTAGAATTTGATAAGATTGTAGCTCGACCAACTCTAAAAACAGTTCGCCTTGTGATCTGGGCGGGACTGATCCATGATAAGCCACTCCTGAAAAAAGAAGACGTTCCTAAGATTCTCGACGAGTATCTTGGAGAGAACACTTTCAAAAGTTTAGTAGATGTTATGACCAGGGCACTATCTGAAGCCAACATCATAACTCAGAATCTCGAAAAAGACAATGGAGAAGAAGAATCCCCTTTACCTTCGGAGAGTTAATAACCAACACTCAAAAGACATTGTATAAGTTATGCGGGGTTAACCCTCTAGATTTTTGGGCTTACACTCCCGCAGAAACTAACATTATGATTGAAGCAGCAGTTGAAAACCGGAAGGAAGAATCTGATCTAAAATTATCTCTAAACGCTCGGCTTTGTGCTATAATCTACAACGCGAACGGTGTTCAAAAACAGAATAAGAAACCGTTCGAGATGAAAGACTTTCTTCTAGAGGATAAGAAACGTGTACCTCACTCAGTTGAAGACATTGAGCTAATGATAAGAAATGCTACCATCGCAGCAGGTGGAAAAGTAACATGATATACGTTTCTACCTGTTTTTTGCATCAAGAGGGTAGCCTAAATGAGTTAAAAACGGTGATCTAATATGACAGGTGGGTTTCTAGGTACTATATCGGCAGATTTAACTTTAAATAATAAAATGGGTTCTACTATAGCCTCTGCTTCTGCCTCGATGAAGAGCATGGAAACCCAGATGAAAAAAGTTGGTACATCCCTTGCTACTTCGTTAGATGGACCGATGGCAAAATTAAAAGCGATGCCAGCAGAGACTAAGTACTTAGGTGCTGCACTGTCTCTCGGCGTTACAGCTCCGCTTCTTGCTTTTGGTACAACTGCCACAAAAACGTTTGCTTCTTTTGATGATGCAATGAGGCAGGTCCAGGCGGTTACAGGTGCAACCGGCCCACAGTTTCAGGCTCTTACCGCGTTAGCTCGGGAGATGGGCGAAACTACTTCGTTCAAGGCTTCCGAGGCCGCCGAGGCAATGAACTATCTCGGTATGGCAGGATTTAAAACAGAAGATATTATCGGGGCTCTCCCTGCTACGCTCGCGCTCGCTCGTGCCGGCGTTCTCGATCTCGGTTCGGCTGCCGATATCATGTCCAATGTAATGACAATTTTCGGGATGGAAGCAGAAGAAGCAGGACACGCTGCCGATGTTCTCGCGAAAGTTGCTCATTCCACAAATACAAATGTTCAGCAGCTTGGGGAGGCCATGACCTATGCGGGCCCTGTTGCTCATACATTCGGTTTGTCTATGGAAATGACAGCCGCAGCAATGGGTTTGCTCGGTAATGCAGGTATTCAGGCGAGTATGGCAGGTACTACCCTTAGAGGTATCTTGCAGGAGCTAGTTGCACCCACGAAAGCGAGCATGGATGTATTCACAAAATATGGTCTCACCCTTGAAGATCTGAACCCAAAAGTACACAGCTTAGATGTCATTTTCAAAACCCTGAAAGAATCCGGGATGTCGGATGCTGAGATGTTCACGGTTTTTGGACAAAGAGCAGGACCCGGATTACAGGCTCTACTTTCACAGGGTATTGATAAACTAGGCGAGTACTCAATCGAACTTCAAAACGTTGACGGTTACGCTCAACATGCTTCCGATACAATGGACGCAGGATTCGGTGGGGCACTCCGAATGATGAGTTCCGCGCTCGAAGCATTCTCACTTTCGATGGGAAATAGGCTCTCGATAATGCTCGAACCCATTGTTATATGGATCAAGAAAGCTGCAACCGCGTTTTCAGATCTCAACCCGCATATTCAGGATGCTATTATAATAATAGGTTTATTACTCGCGGCTATCGGCCCTGTTATACTCGGTCTCGCTGTTCTCCCTACGATTGTTGCAGGTGTCTCCGGTGGACTTGTGATGTTAAGCGGTGCATTCGGCGCAGTTGTTGCAATTCTCTCAGGTGGGATAGTTCCTGTAATCCTTGCCGTAGTTGCAGCCCTCTACATCCTTGAAGAAAAAACCGGACTCGTAAGCGGGGCTTGGCAGTTTGCCAAAGATGCCTTTGTTATCTTCGCGGATGTGATTTCCAAAGCGATTGTGAAACTTAAGGAAATCATTGTTGAAAATACAGAATGGATTCGAGAGGCAGTATCTGATATTATTCCCACCGAAGCAATTGAAAAAGTCACTGAATGGTATAATACAATAAAATCAGCATTTGGTGAAGCAGGAGAAATTGTTCACGAACGCGCCGATGGAATCCGCGAGGAAAACAAAAAAACCTCAGAATCGTTCGATTTGTACTCTGATGTTGATATGTCAGGGACAAAGGACGAAATCACGTCTGTAGAAAAACTACTTGGGAGTCTATCACCTGAAGTAACAGAAAACACCGAACTCTTAACAGATATGGGCGACGTGCCCATGAGCGGGACAATTTCAGAAATTGAATCTGTTGATTCCGCGATGCAAAACGCAGGGAGTACCGGGAAAGAACTAAAGTACATAATATCAGATGCCGGAAACGTGAGAATGGACGGTACCAATTCTCAAATCTCGTTAGTCGATGAGAATGGAAAAACTACAGCACTTACAATCAAAGAACTTGAATCTTATTTAGAACAGTCTGGAAACGTCAGCCAGGGTGGAACAATCGGGCAATTAGCACTCGTAGACAGTACCGGGAAAGTAGTAAATCTCACAACCGAGCAGATGATATCTCTCTTGCAGAATGCAGGAAATCAGCCGATGTCAGCGACTATTGCCGGTTGGAACGGAATAACAAATGCTGAGATCGCAGCTACGTCACAGGCTTATAAATTTATTGATGCTGCAACGCTGGCAAATACTCGGATAGGTGCGGCATTAAAAACAACTCAGGAAATGGCTGGAAATATAGCCGCACTTGCAGGCAAATGGAATCTCACGGCCGATTTGGGAGTGACATCGAGTGGTGGGAAAGGGACAGGCGAGGGGAACGTAAAAGTAGTAAGTTCAGTTACACAAGCATCCCAAAAAACAGCGAGTGAAACGGCAACGAGAGCAGCTAATACCACGGTCTATAACAACAATGTAAAAATTAACACTGTAAATAATAACGGGTCAAACACATCAAATACAAAAACGAAGGCGGTTGTATAATGACAGTCTACACGGTCGGTTCGTCCGGCACAGATTACACGGTCGACGGAACAAATGATCACGTTGAAATTAATTCTGCACTGTCAGCCGTCGCAGGTACAGGAGATACCGTATATCTGAAGGGCCCGCTAACATACGATATCCAGGACTCAATTCTAGCGGGTTCAGACTGTGTTTTCATGGGCGATTCCACTGCAAAATTAAAATTAAACAACTCTCTAATGTGGGAAACCATGAAACCTGTTATCGGGCAGAGGGGCGGGATTGGAACAGCTACACGAAATTTAGAAATTTATGGCTTTGAAATTGACGCAAATGCAGCTAACCTTATTCATGCAGGTACTGGTAGCCCTGAGCGAGTTTGGGGCAACGGATATTATAACTGCATCCACATCCAGGGAAGTTCCTCAAATTTTGTTGAGAATATTAACCTCCATGATCTCACGCTGCATGATTCTCTAGGCGACGGTCCACGAATCACATACGGGAATAATATCAAAGTTAGCAATTGCTCGATGTATAATCTTGGTCATTCATCAATATATTTTACAGAGGTCGTCGGCGGGGAAGTCTGGAACAATGCTATCCAGCATATCGTTAATGCAGGCATCAGGACAGATAATTCACAAAACATTTCAATTCATAATAACGATCTCACCGATTGGGTAGGTACGACCTCGTTCCCGAAGCATGGATCAAATGCAATCCAGATCGGAAACCAGCCCGCCTCATCTGGCCGCACTCGCCTAACTCAGGAGATATCCATTTTTGATAATAACATTGCAGGAGGGCTAACAGGTATCTGCATGATGGATGCACTTGGCACAGCAGGCTCAACCCCTCAAACTGTTAATGTTTATAACAATGTCATTGAGGATTCAGGCTCCTGTACATGGGCGAAATATATAGCAGGGATATCAGTCTGGGCATGGGGTGAAGGGCTCAACGTTGAATATAACACAATTCAGAATAATTACGGTGCCGGACTCTTAGTTTATAATGCCGTTTCAACCGGGAATAAAATATATTTCACACATAATAATATCACAGGGACGAAAGCGACACTTGCCACGAACCCTGCATATATGTTAGGGGTGACTGGCTACGGCGCTCTTAACATGGTTCCCTCTGCGCTTTCGGTAGTTGCCGAAAACAATTATAATTTGAATAATGTCTCAGGTGATTATTATCAAATAACACCCAGATTTGAATCAACCACTCCAAATGGAGATAAACCTGGTAGCCCTGACGATCAGTACACACCTGAAAGATACATTCCCCCGATTCGGATAATTCAAGAAGAGTTGACTGATTATTACATAGAGGGACAGCCAAAATTAGGCTATATAAACGGGGTCCCGTTTTATTGGCAGGAAAAGGATATTGATGTCTCTCGATCCGTTGGACAGGATAAAGCCCCCGGTGTGCCGGGGTGGTCACTAACCGACTTTGATTTTGAGGGCGCAGAACTTGTTTTCGATTGTTATTCGTTTTCTTTAGATGATCTCTATGAGGTTATCGCTGCTTTTTACGATAATTCTCGCGGTAGATCAAAACTAGAATTAGGTGGACCCTACGTAGGCTATCAAGTGAGAGGGACAACTACCAATCACTCATCAAAATTGAGACTGCAATCTGTTATCCCTGAAAACGCTCACCCGTACTCTATTTTGTTCACAATGGATAAACCATACATGGAAAGTACAACAAAAAGAGTACGCAGCAGGACAGTTTATGGTTCTACTCAGTGGACTTCCGATGATACGTATGCCGGGAATCTCATTAAAAATGCATCTTTTGAAAATTGGCATACTTCCGGGACTCTAACATGGGAAACGGAAACGGCAGCTGCAGAAACAGCCCTTAAAAATGTGAAATGGGCGAGAGAATTAAGGCAGTTTTGCGCGGTCGGTGATGCATCTATCCAGATCTCTTCCGATGGTGACTCGTGGAGTATTCCGAGTTCTTTACCCGCAAATTCCGGTAACAGTTGGCGCGGGCTTGCGTGGGGATCAACCACCGGAATAGACCCCGTAGACCCTGAAAATATTCTTCCTGGTAGATGGGTGGCAACCTCAATAACGGGAACAGGGAACCGTATTGCAACCTCGGTAGATGGTGAAACATGGATTGAGCGAACTTCTATCCCGGATAATAATTGGGGCTCAGTTTGTTACATCCGAGATGATGATGAAGGAATTTATCGTTATGTCGCGGTTGCTTATTCAGGCTCTGACAGAGTCATGTACTCAGATGACGGCGGGGAAACATGGACAGCGGTAGCATCCGCAGATGAAGTTAATCTCTGGCGCACTGTGTGTTATTCTGACAGCCTAAAAAGAGTTGTAGCACTCGCCTACAATGGCACATCAGGGTATCGTGCTATGTACTCTGATGACTACGGCGAGACATGGACTATTGCCGCAACCCCTACTGCTCCTGGTAACAGAACGTGGATAGATATTACATGGTTTGAAAATATAGGGCTATTCGTTGCAGTTTCAGACACAGAGGATATAAATCAGGTAATGACCTCCCCAGACGGTGAAACATGGACTTATCAAACCACTCCTATAGGGGGCTCGACTGTCACACCCGGAGGTGGAGACATTGAAACGACTACATACACGACTGACACAGGAATTGTGTATAGTTCGGCTGCTACTGCATACAGTTCAGCGGCTACGAGTCTCGAGCTTACCGTAGAACTCCCTGCATTGACGGATGGTAATATCTACAGATTAGATCAGGTTTCCTGCCAGCTCAGAACCGCACTTGCGGGGAAAACGGGATATCTAAAAGTAACTATTCAGGCGGCCTCACTCTATTCAGGGGTCGAAACAACAGTTGCAGAATGGGCTAATAATACTACCACGTATATTCAAAAATCACTCGACGTAGCAATAGAATCCGCTACAGATGAAATAGTGACTCTAAAATACTACATGAAAACGAGTGATACAAATTATAGAGCCTATGCTACGCTCCTTGGATACAAGGTTACAGTCACAAGTACGTCAGATGGTTCCGTTTCATACTCATACAACAAATGGAGGGGCATTACTGCGGCTCCCGAACTCGGGCTCCTGGTAGCTGTCGCGGAAAGTGGAACAGGTAACAGGTTCATGTACTCGATTGATGCAGTGACATGGCTTATTGGCTCAGGTGCGCCTGATTCCGCTTGGCAGTCGATTTGTTATTCTTTGTATCTCAACGAATTCGTATCCGTCGGCTCAGCAGGGGCTATAATGTCAGCTTCCGATTATGGGACAATCCAGGACGTAGCCCCGGCAAACTGGACGTATGTTTCACCAGGACAAACGAGAAGTGATTCAATCGCGCATGATGGCGTTTATTCTCTGACCATCACAGGGGATGGAGCAACCGAAGACAGAGGCCAAATCAAACAGTATGTCTCGTTTGAGGCAGGAGTTTCATATGTTCTTTCTGCGTGGGGTGCAGCCGAAGGACTCACACATGGAAAGCTGGCAGTTGATGTCTTTGCAGGAAACTCGATAATCAAACAGTTAGTCTGGGATGTTGACGGCGATTATTCAAATAATTATTCTACTATAAAATTTGATGTCGCGCCTACTGATGCTCATTTGAGAATACACGCTACTGATACGCTTAACGCAGGCGGTACGGTCTACTGTGACGATGTTCTCTTGTGTAGAGCTTCCGACTTTGAACTAGGAACAACGGGCAGTGATATTGTAACCCTCGGAAAAGTTGACGTTGTCCCGGACGTGGAAATTAGAGGATTATCTGCGGGAAGCTCAACGGAAATAGAAGGGCAGAAGATTTCCTATGTGGATGATATAAACACGTGGTCGACTGCTACAACGGCTTACAGTCTGCAAAAAACCATAACGCTTCCGGCAATCTCAAATGCAGCTTACCGGATTGACGAACTCAGCGCACAACTGAGAGTCTCGAATGCTTCCGCTTTTGGGTATATCATGATTTCAATTCAGGCTACCAGCCTATTTGGGGGTAGCGAAACTCCAATCGCTGAATATGGTACACAATCGACTACATATCTACAAAAAAGGTATGTATTGCCGTATACATTGCAGACCGCTCAGAATGAAGCAATCACGATCAAATACTATCTCAGAACAAACAACGCGACCTATCGAGCATATGCAACTAATCTAGGTTATGTTGCAACTCAGATTGTGAAATCAGTCACGAGCGGAGCAATCTCTCTCTATAACACAATGGATACATTAAAAGTAATGGAATGTTGCAATGAACTGAAACCGCTCTGTTCTCTGAGAATAAACGCAGACGAATCAGGGTTTTTTAAATATTCCGATCCACTCAGTGATGATTCTTTCTTATCTGTTGTTTCGGATTCAGGGTACATAGACTATGACGGCGATATAAAATATCTCTTGTTCACGGCTGCTGGATTCCTAACATACCGGTTTGATGTTAAATTCCCAATTTCCGGAGTTCCTTTTGTGGTCCTGAGTGTGATAAACGGAGCACCACAGATTTATATCGCAGAAGATGTGGACGGGTCTCCTGGTTCCTGGGTTCCGATCATGGGAAACTCTACGGAAGTAATAGATACAGCGCAGGCATATAGACTACTCGAAACTGCAACTCTTGATCTAAACGGAAAAACGAAGTTCCACCTGAAGATAACATCTGATAATCCAAACTTCCTGAGTATCAATTCGATATTCCTATATGCTGATTTGGTAACGATTGATGCAGAACGACCTAAGATATATAAAGGAGTTGTGAACACCTTTGCAGCTCTTGTAGATGGTCAATCAAGTGCAGTAATCACTCTCGATTATAGAGACAAAAATATCCTGGTGTAACCATGTATCGAATTGTGAATACTCGGCTTGTAATCGAGAAGCCCACGACACACGAGAAATATTATCCTCCTGTTATAAGAGCATCAACTCAGCAGACATATCCGTTTTCAGTATCATACGCGGATATCGAAATTGTTTCAAATACACAGGCCGGAACATCAGGGTATATCGGGCAAGTCCGCTTTGACGATATTGTCAGGTTACAGGTTTCAATCAAATATAACCCGTATCAGAAGACAGTATGGCAGGATATCTTTGAAGGGCGAATAATGGATATGTCCTCTCAATTTGGGAATTCTAATAATGTTACATTGTTCTGCCAGGGACACGAGGTAGAAGCAGAAACCGCAGTCATCGAAGAGGACTATTCTTTTGCGACTGCGACGGATGCAAGGAGCGTGCTGTCTTACTTTTCAAAGTATTTGTCCAGACTGTCATATTCTGCTTCTTATGCGGATACCGGGACATCGTTCCCAACATACGATTCGACAGCTAATCAAACATACATGAGAGATCTATTCTCAGACATGGAAGCAGTATCTGGCTACAATTGGGCCGTCAAAGTGGTTCCCACGTATTCAAGCGGGAATCTCAGTACTCGATATATTCAGTGGCGGGAGATGTCACAAACTGCAAGCGAACAGTATAAAGTAATAGAGGGAACATCCCGGATGCTCAGTGCTGATTTTGAGGTTGCCGGGAAGGGTGTAAGAACGGCATATAGAATCTATGGTGATACTCCTGAAGGGGGCAGTCAATACACAGGGTATGCGTCAGACGCGGCGCTGATCTCCCTATATGGAAAACGTACAGAGGTGGATACTCAGACATGGATTCAGTCTAACAGTCTCGCGGCTGCAATTGCAGCAGGACAGCTTTCAGAGTGGAAAACTCCTGAAGTTTCCGGGCAGGTTGAGCTTATAGGAACTCCCGAAGCTGAAATAGGAGATTTAGTATATTGTAAGATTCCATCCGAAGAATTGAACGGCGCATCAGTTGATGGCAATTTTACCGTTTACAGGGTTAATCATGAGATTGATAGGAATTCTTTTAAAACGTATTTAGATCTAGGCAAGGTTAAAAAATCAATATATGATTATATTGGTCAAGTATCGACAGTAGCAAAAACTTGTAAGAAAAATCAGATAGGATAAACTGAGTAACTTAAATAATATTATTGGAAGATAAGAAAAAAATGGTGGAAATTTTGGTAATTTATTCTTTTTACCATTTATTTTTAAATCCGTGCTCGCAAGAATGATCCAGATATCGAATGTCCTCAAAATGTTCAGATTCACTATTTTCACATTCTCCTGATTGTGCGCCTCTCCGTTTCCAGTGATCACAATTGCAGCAGATTTCCCTGTTAAGAAATTCTTGGAGATCTAACATTTTATTTCCTCTTTTATTCTCTATTCATCCCATGTTTGATATTTGCATTTTCTGCAATGCCATCCATAAGGCACTTTCCCCTTTTTCCAATCCTGCGCGGTTTCATACGAGCGTTTTAAGTCCGCTTCACAATATGGGCATGTTGGGCGGTTTGAATCTTCACCGTGTTTACCTCTGCCCTTGTAATGAATTCGTGTTTCCATATCAATTCCTTACAATAGTTACTATGTGGATTATTTCAGCAAAGATTTCTTTTTCCTTTCTTGCTTTTGCAGATGCATATCTCCTATGCCCATTGAAAAGCCGGTATTTCCCATTTTCAATGCAGCTAACATCTACGGGTGGAGCCTGAGTTGTTTGATCTTTATAGACTGGTACTTTTTTGAGTGATTCTGAGCTTTCCGTGATGTCTCTTATTTTTATAAGTTTCATTTCGTGGTAGAGCATCTTGTTACCATTCCAAGAAAGATAATCTGCACCTATGAGATGGGATGCATCTGTCCCTTCTGTGTATCCCAATGCTTTGTTAGTGTTTTCCCATAGTTCATCTATCGAGAGAGTTGATTCAATTTTTAGCCCGTTGTTAGTTTTAAACTCGATCATTCGTATCAGTCCTGTGCTCTTTGCACAATATACTATACACTTGCATACTATATATAGTTTACTACATACTGTATTAAGTGTGCAATTGAATCATACTAAACTGAGCAACTTAAATAATATTTGTTCAAATTACTAAATATGCAAGAAGACAAAAAGAAGATTTCAGTCTTATTAGATATGCAAATCATCCGACAAATAGAAGATAGCCATCTTACACAAACGGAAGCAGTGACGGAAGCCCTGAAATATTACTATTCAGAGGACAGAGGGAAGATCGAATCTTACCGCGAGAAGATTTTAGAATATGAAAAGAAGATTATTGGATTAGAGGCTCGGCTATCTGAAACTGAGAAATTTAGAGAAATAATCCGAGAACAGAATGAGATATCAAAAGCGCATGTTACGCAGGTTCAGACTTTGATATCTCAGATGGAAAAAATGCGAGAGGATAAGATATTATTGTTGGAAGATAAAAGAAGATGGTGGAAGATTTGGTAATTACTCTCCTTCCAGAAACGGTATTATTCCATCCTTAAAAAAGCAGTTCCGATCTCCCACGTTTTCCCATCTTTATTTAAGATAAAACCTCTTGATTTTAATACATTTGAAACATGATCTTTAAATAAAACCCATCTATCTCTATCATGTTTAAACATCTCTAATTCATTTGAAACAGATGTGTAATTTACATGCCAGTCGTGCTTCCACCACTCTACATTTTTTAATTCATTGGTGGTGATTGCAATTAATTTATCCAATCTATCTACTCTCTGCTTTATAATTTCATCACTGTTTATATCCCATATTTTTAATAAATATTCAGAACTCTTTTCATTGTAATGTTTATTGAAATCAAAAAACATTGTTCTCACTCTCCTTTCGTTTCTCCAATTTATCAATCTTCTCGCAGTATCGCAAGAGTTGACAGAATTTAAGTTTTTCTTCTGGGAGATCAGTTATTTAAGTCACCTTCTCTTTTAATTTCCATTCTTCGGTTCCTTTGCATCACTTTGAAATCTCATCGACTTCTTTTATAATTTTATTAATCAATGCTTTGTTTTCAGATTCGATATCACATTGATATAAACTATCGTTGTCGTGTTTCCACATCTCAAAACTTTCTAAGTGCTTGACATTACCTTCATTAATTATCTCAAATACCTTTCCTACACTGTATTGAGTTAGATTCTTCATTTGTAGTTTCATTTTAATTTCCTCCATTCTTTTGTACCTTCTCGTCAGGATGTCGAATATAATATTTTTCAATTGATAACCTGTCTCTCTCGTCTTCGAGTTCTTCAATTTGCATTTTAAGTTTTTTTAATTTAGAATCAATTTCAGATATTTGTATATTTATCGTATCGATGGACATTTAATCACCGTCTGAGTTCTAAAGCTTCATTCAACCACCTTGTGTATTTCGATCTCAACTTTTCTTCTCTATCATAATATGCATCTAGATCTTTTTGACCAAATTGAGTAGAGCTAACCGTCGAAAATGAAAGTCTACAGCCCGGGAGCGTCATGCTTATCGATATTTTTTTTCTATCAAGAATTATAAACCACGCATTGAGTGTGTCCATATCGTTTTGCTCTGATCCTTCTTTCAAGTAAGGGTCTTCAAAATGTTTAATACATTCAACAAATGCTTTTTTATTCTTTATATAATACTTTTCTAAGTCCATCTTTTCACGCCCCTTTCAATCTCCATTCTCTTGTACCTTCACGCCCGCCTTTCGCGGGTTTCCATTCAACTTTTTAAGATTCCCTTTATATTTCACACTGTATTCCATCAGTCACTTGTTTCCATGCATCCTATTGTATGCCCAAAGTGTAAAAGTCCTTATTGGAATAAACCTAAAACTTAATTTTTAAGTACGCCCCACTCTTTTAAACGTTGTTTGATATCCCTGAGTTCATAATCAGTAAAACTTACACACAGCATTCACCGATACAAACATTTGGGCTAAACACGGTATCGTTAGGCTGAGCTTCATCAACTAAATGTTTAGTGTATTCTACAACCTTAGTTAACAAATTATTCCCAATTAGGTATTTTTTTAACTCTGTTTTAATGCATCTTTTTTGTTCCACGTCATGAAAAATAACATGGCATGTAGGGCATAAAGCAATTAAATTTTCAATGTCATTTTTACCACATGTATTTTTAGGAATTATATGATGAACTTCTAGAAGATTGGTGACTGGAAAATCACACACCGCACATTTATTGCCATAAAGTTCTTTTACGACATCGCAATTCTTTTTTGAGATATTCTGTAAATACTGATCACCTATAATCAAATGTTGATATTTATCTAAACGTTCCACTAACAGTGGGTGGAGGTACTCATGTTCTTTATAATAAAGAACATCTATTATTTCATAGCATTTGTAAACATTTTTTACATATCTTATTCTTTCAACTGATGTTCTAGGCACATCCGCCCTAATCAAATCTATTTGACGCCAAAGAGCATCTGTTTCACAGGTCAAATTAATCTGCCTCGGATTTCCTACTGTGCTCATCCACGAGTCGGTTAATTATCTCATCGTAAGTTTCTCCTTTCTTTCCTATGTTCTTCAATCTGTCTTTAGTCACCATCTCAATGGATATTGTTGTTTTTAGCATAACCATTATATAGCGTTATACCTACTTATACTTTGTGTATAATTGAGTATATTTATTATATTTTATTATACAACATACAAGCGCTAATCTTTGGTAATTGCATACATTTTTGCATAAACGTAATACTAAATATTTCACACTTAATTAATAAATAGGTATTAATTAATATGGACAACCGATTCTCAGTGGATTGCTGATTTTTGCCTATGTGTTAGTAAACCCAACTATTACATATCATATAGGAATGTGCTTGTTATGATGTGCCATATAGAGGTTAAGTGGGTAAAAAATATTAGAAACACATAGGCACTTTTTAATAGTGGCTACTGATAACGATTTTAAATAGAAAAAAAGAAGGAAAAAAGAAACTTATTTTCTATGCAAGACTTCTAAAATATCAATCCCTGCTCGATCTCCAAAGATACGAGAAATCTCCTCAGAAGATAGCACTCTCAGATTCTCAAGTATTCCGAGAAAATCATTCTGTCCAGGGTCCACGTCCTCATATGACAGATCATACTTTTTGAGAATTGGCTCTAAGCACTCCGGAGGCTGCAATAATCGAACCAGCATAAATCTTAATGTGGTTCCTGCTTTATCTCCTTTGATGTCATGAGAGTTCATAGTATCTAATGCCTCCTTTATCTGTGGTGATGTCCAGCCTGCCATATATGCAACCGGAGAACACAGTGAGAACGCGAATATTTGAGATTTTTTTAGAAATATTAGATTATGAGTTTCCATTTTTAAGCTCCCTCACAAAGTAAATCCGTATTCTTCAAGTGGATGTCCATTCTAAATAATCACACATTGACTTTTCGGAATGTTGAAAACAAGCTTTACGCCTGTAATAAATACTCGGAAATGTTTCTCTTCTTCATCGAGAATTACAACTTCTGATGTTGATGGAATTACAGATTGGTTATATTTCCATTGTAAGAAATCCATTGAGTGAGCTGGATATTCATCTTTCGGGTAAACGATTGGTAGTTTCATTTTAACGTGCTCCGTTCTTATTTTTTAAAAATTCGATTAGCTTGGCAACATTCTCAATTGATCCAATGCTTTGAACAAGCCTGTATGAATAATCCTCGCCTCCATAAACATAATCGGAAAATAAACAATCTCCCCGATCCTCAGTTAAGGCAATTATTTGATCTACTGTATATGTTTCAAGCTGGGCTTTAAACGCTTCTAACGATTTTATAGCATTTTTAACTTTAGTTTCCATTACTTATCGGGCTCCGTTCTTATTTTTCAAGAAAATTAAAAAGTAAATATAGAAGTTTCTTTTCTTTCAATTATTTTACTATAAACTTTAGGAATCCAATGCTCTTCCTGCACTCCATTTACAAATTTAATATAATATGCGCCCTGGTTCGGATTCCCTTTTTTGTCTATTCTTTTCGCAGATTCTTTTAAGATGCATATCTCTTGTTTGTGTCTATTCAGAATTTCTTTTTCTTTTGCGAGCCAGTCTTCTATATAAAGTTCATGGCGCGGATATTCCGAGCAGGGAGAGTTTCATGTTTTGCTCCGTCCCCATCCAGAAATTCCATATACATAACCTTCTTTTTCAATTGCCCGCTTAAATTCTTGATATTCGCCTAAATATTTCTCCATTTTTAGACTGTATGCATGCCATTCATCATCTAAGCGTTTTTCAGTTCTTTTAAATGATTCTTCTTTTTGGATTACTTCTTCGAGCTCCATTTTTATTCAACCTCGCTCTTTTCTTCCATCTTAAGCATATCAAAAAGGACACCATTACACATATCGAGTCCAGCATCCTCCATTTCAGCATATATTTTCAATCTCTCAGCCCACAATTCAGCCTTTTGATCTTCAAGTTTTTGAATTTCATCGTTGAGTTTTCTTATTTTAAGTTTGTTGGCATCGAATTTTTGTTGGAGTTCTTTTTGTGTGGCAGTCATTTTTATTCAACCTTTTCTAATTCCCTTATTCTCGCTTCCAACGCAGGGACTTTCTCAGCTTCATTTTTCAATCTCCTGATAACACTCTCATACGTTTCTTCCTCTACGATTCTAAGCTCTTGTAAATCCGTTTTAAGGGCAAATGATAGCCCTATGGTAGTTTCATTCTTTCGTTTCATTGATCATTCCTTCAGCTTTTCGGCAATTGAAACAGCATATCCCATAAATTTAATAAAATCATTTGCCTGTGGAATGCTAACGCTTCCACCATCACATGAAGTCCACCCAATAGAGATATTTCTCCTCTGCCCCATAGGTGCAACTTCATAATAAATAGTTATTCTTGCACTTGGCAATCCGATTTCAAAGTAAGCATATTCTCCTGTACTGCGGACATACCCATTGAATCCAAGATTTTCAGCAAACTTCTTAACTTCCATTAGTTTTCCAATTGTTAGCTTTTCCATTTGTCTACACATCCTTTATGTTATACTATACTATACTATGTTATAATAGTATATATAGTTTACCCATTTTAGAAGATTGGTTATTATAAAAATGCTACAACAAACAGTATAAAAAAATTATTCTATATAGACAAAAGAAAAACTTAAAATAGTATGAAATAATACTAAACTATACTCAGAATCTACCCAAACCTGAGAAAAAACAGACCTCTTTTTCTTCCTTAAAAACAGTAGTTGAAACCGGCCAGCAGGCGGAACGGAGCAAACGCCCACACGCTGGCCGTATCTCAAACGCCCTCGTATGTATAATATACAGGTGTCGTTTGCTGATTTGCGCTATCAGCAATGTACCTTTATGCCTTTCTTGTATATATTATTTCCGTATCTTATTTTTATATCATTCAATGTAGATTTACAAAGTAGTATAAAAATAAAATTCTGCTGTTTGCGTTTTTTAAAAAAAGAAAGAAAATAAATGTTTAAGAAGTTATCTTCCATGAATCCGGCTCTACATCCGGCGGCATCTTAACATATTCGATGTCGTATAAGCAGAGAGGGCCGTCTGATGTGTCTACCCGTGTTTCCGGGAATAATGTTTGCATTGCTCGGAAAGACGCGAATGGGAGGCGACTGTAATAAGCGTGCCAGTAAAGAGGGATGTCAAGAGGGATGTTAAAACCCCCCATCCAATAACTCTTCTGTTGAAACTTCCCCGGCTGCAATCATATCAGATATTGCCCTATTCTTACTGCGCGTGTGAGCAGTCGCATAGATATCATGCTCAGGGTGTGAGAATTTCCGCTCAGTGCTTGCACAGATACCCACGCCTTCTGTTTCTCTCCCATTTGGAGCTTTACAGATCACTTTAATTTTCCACAGGTAGCCGCCACCAGGAAGGTTCTCTTTTGTTTCATCCACGATCCTATCTGTCAAATTGTAGAACGTGGCAAACTTGCGCCATCCTGATTTTTTAATCGTATCTTTATCTCCAATCTTCTGTAGATCAGATTTAGACAGAATACAGTTTTTCAGGTTTTGGAATTCGCGCCATGCTGCTAAAGCTTCGCTTGCGCTCACTGCTGGCCTTACGATTCCACCTAAGCCCGATGGAACCGGCAATGTAACTAATTCAGCTTCTACCACTTCGATGTCTGCCATCCTAGGATTAAGAGCGTCATCTGCAGCTTTTATTTCTTTTTTGATTAGTTCGGCCATTTCCGCATCTTTTACACTGTCTGCCGGGATTGTGTTTACCCCTCCTGTTTTTAAGAGGATATCAACGCTCCATTCTGTTCTGTTTACATCTTTTTGGAGGATGCAGTTTTCAGACAGTTTTTTTGATACTTTGCCTTTTTCATATGCGAATCCGAGACTTTGGAATATTTCTATATTGTTCATATTTTATAGCTCCGTTCTACTTTTTACAAAAAAAATGATTAACAAATTATTTAGAAACTAACAACTGAAAAGCTCTTCCCTCGTTCCTTAATTCAATACCTACTCTCTTTTGATCTCTCCTGATGTTTCTCAACCCCACTAGAAGCCCCTGGAGCTCGTCATTGCAATCTGCAAGCTCTTCATAGGCAATCTGTCTCTTCTTCTCGTTGGAGAGTCCAGATGCCTTGTCTTCTGCTTTGATTTCGATCTGCATACGGAGTTCGTTTTCTATTCTCCGTTTTCTTGATTCAATGTCTTCTGCGGTTTCGTCGAGAGTCATTAATTGAGTTTCTAGGGCTGCTATAATATCGTGTTCTGTTGCGTATTTCAGTTTCATTTTAATTTCTCCGATTAATCCAAGAAACATTCTTTATCCCACATGCGGTAAACTTCTGATTTTAACTGAGCTAACTTAACCAATTCTAAATTTTGTTTAGCGATAATAAGAAGTTCATCTATCGCACCACATTCTATTTTTTCAATGATTAATTCCGGATCTAAAGACGGTGCTGGACATTGAGAACAGTCGTCGAGGTATCTGCCTAAGAAATATTCATTTGCTTTAAGCAATGCTTTGATATTATCGTTTTCAGGATATGCCTTTAATACGGCTGTTCTAAATTCATCTGAATATATTAGAGGTTCTTTTTTAGTTCTAAACATTTTAATTTCTCCTATTATATTCTCTTATCAATCTGCCTACATCCGTGATCTGTCGTTTTAGCTCCCTGCATCTTATAGGGTCTCGCTCATTACCCAACTTCTCAAGGAGTTTATCTTTCCTATCAATAAGATACTGTTTTCTAAGAGGGATTTCAAGGCAGTGCATTCTAATTTCTCCCTGCAAAGAAAGCTCTCCCGCTTGCTAACATCTCAAACCATGCTCTTGAATCTGCGAAATGTTTCATATCTCTTGATGTGGCTTGCCTATAATTCCCGGTTGAGTATTCAAGATCTTCCGGGAGAAGTGGACGTTTTGAAAATTCTTCAATGTAGAGGTTTCCTGATTTTATGAGTGACCACATTATTCTGATGCTTCTGCTCATATGACCACCATCCCGAGGTACACCTCTGATTTTGAGAATCTTAAGCAGGAAGGCAATTCAGGGCTGAATAGTGTATCATACATGATAGAACAATGATCACACGAGAGTTCAGTGCAGGAGCCTACAGGGAGTATTAGAGAGGCTATTACAGGGAGTTCTATTCTCACGCTCTCACCTTCAACGAAATACTTACTCTATACTCTTTTGCTTTTTCCATTTTGAAGCAGTCCCACCCATACGCAGGGAATAACAGCATATCGCACATTGTAGCACATTCTCTACATGAGAGACTAACGCACTCGTCCAATGTTTGAGGCTGTTTGAAGCTTCTTGCTGCTGGAATCATGCTCTCACCTTCGTTTTGCATCTCCCTGTTCTCTGTGTGAGGAACATTAGTCTGATTTGATGAATAGGGAAGGTGATTTTTTGTTTTTTGGAGGGCATTTAAACCACCTTCTTAAAGAACCCTGCATAATAATACCCCACGTAAAGCCCGTTTTTGTAAACAGGGTATTCGGATGGGGTGATATAATACCAGTCGCCTCCATCACAGACATGGCACTGCTCCGAATGTGTGATCCTTCCTGTTTTTATATTGAACATCCCACCGAGTGGTAATGCTTCGCCTGGATCTCCGCGCTCCACTGCATCTATGATACTCTGTACGCCCTTGTTTCTGTCGTACATTTTTAAAACACCCTAACCCTCAGTTTCTTTTTTATATCGCTTGCCCGAAATCGCTTTTCAGCGAGGCGACGACCTACAAGATTAGTAGGGATCATGCTTCAATCCCCACGTTTTCTTCAAAAGGTAATGTACAAATCGGGACAAAACGAGCCAGATACTCAGTATTATACTCCCGGTTAAAATCTTCAACTGTTCTGAGTACAGGTGATTTCCCCGGCCATGTGATTTTTACAAGCCCGGGGAGAAATTCAAATTCTACTCCTTCTGCTTCATGTTTGCGGATTCCTTTTAAGAACCACTGTTCGAATGAGAGTGGTGTGTAAGTAGGCTTTCTTCCATGTCTTGCATATTCAGAGCGTTTCTGAACTGCTTTGATTCTTGCGAGTTCTCTTGTGTACATTCTTCGTTTGCTCCGTTCTTTTGTGAGGATTACGTTTTTGTATAATACTACTACGCACTTATTGTATATAAACTTTGTTAACAACGTTCACACAATAAACTATATATATGTTGTTAACTAATTACTACCCATGGCAAAGCCGACTAAACAGAAAGATGTCACCACACAAAGGTTATCCCAGAGCAATGTCGATAAGATAAAAAAGCATGGGAAACCGAAGTACGAAGAGTCATTTAACGATGCGCTCACGCGGGTTTTAGAGGAATACGAAGCTCAGAAGGTAGAGATTAAGAGATTAAGAGATGAATTGAAAGAGGAAAAAGAATGATGGACAAAAATACTATGATAGACAATGATGTCTATGAATACATCAAAAACAATAGCGGAAACGTTAGCAGTCCTGATGTAGTGAATCATTTTGATATGCTGTGTGATATTACATTATTCTCAATTGAGAGACTTATCGAAGCCGAAAAAGTTGAGAAAAGAGGGATGTGGACTCAAACTAAATTGTATGCGTTATAAATTATACAAAAAAGAACGGAGCTATTAACATGTGGATGGAATCACTCATAGAAGAAGCTTTAGAATGGTACGGACAAGATAAAAAGAAGAATCTTTCTGATGAAGAGGCGGTTTGAGTGTTGCGCGCTTATTTTGTCCAAGAATTCAACGAGCCGGACGGTCACGCCGTGATAGCTGAAAACGCGCGCGAAGCTAAGCAGATCGCGTATGCATCAGGAGATTTCTACTGTGAATGGATAGAGATGCGCGTTAAGTGGATGAGAAACGCGAACATCGACGGACTTGAAAAAGGGATTGTAAGAGACTGCCTAGATGCGCTCAGGCGTGAGATCTACGCGTTTATCGAGGCGGGTCACTATCCATGTGATGTATGCGGATGCCAAGGGGAGCTACACGGGTTTAAGGGGAAAGCGCTTTGTACAAAATGTTATGACGAGGCGGTTTGATATGCCCGCAGAACAAGACGATTTTTGGTTAATTCGTCCTCTGATATGTGATTTTTTAATAGAGGAAGGAAAAAAATGTAAAATTGAGGAAAATAAATCAAAGATATGTGGGATTAGTACATGTCCATTTGAGAGGGCGATGTAACATGGAACTCTCCTCAGAAACAATCTCTCAGGAGCTTGCAATCTATGAATCTAAACTCTGTTCTGCGGAGATCTACAGAGGCACGCCAGAGGGCATTCTCCACGCTAAAGAAGCGAGTGTTATGCGTGGGTGTCTCCTTCGATTAGGATTGATCAGCGAGGCTCAGAATTCAGCTATATGGAAGAATGCAAAGAGTAGAGCAGGGAAGACGGGGAGGAATTATAAATGAATCTCTCTGAACTTGCAACCAAAGTTGAAGAACTCGAAGTAATTCGCGGTTTCTCACACGAAACAATCCAGGATAAAATGGATGCGTTCGATGAGGAAATATATGAATTTTATGAAGCAGTGGAAGGAAGAGGAAACGTAGCAGAAGAGGGCGCGGATGTTATCAATACTGTTATTATGATTTTCAAGAGATACGGGATTGATCCAGAGAAAGCACTCAATGATAAAATAGAGAAAGATAAGCGGAGGGTGTAATATGCCAGCATTTGATTCCGAAACCGGACTATTCAACTATTTCAGGCAGAAAGCAAGTGAAATGAACTGCAAACAGTGTTTTGATAAGAAGCAGGACGAACTTCATGCAATGAATATAGAAGGTGCGAACGGCGTTCCGAATTGTTTGTGCAAAATAGATACACCGTGTCCATGTGAAGACGTTGAAGATGATCTATTGATAAATGGGATTTGTTACTGTGAGATTTTTGAGAGTGTGGAAAAATGAAAGTTTGGAAGTGTTTCCAAGAATCCTGTATTACGCCGTGTTTGCTTCCCTGGCATCCTGACCATGATACACCTGATGGCTGTCGCTGGGGTGGGGTGGCTGATTTTAAAGCGGTAGAATTTGAACCCGTTGACCTCTTGAAACTCTTTGGACCATCCGGAGAATACTCTGATTTTGTTAGGATATGTAGGATACCAGGAAGGGCGGTTTGTACAAGTGGACATAATGGAGATTGTACGGCTTGTTTAGGAAATGAGAAAGTGAAATTGCCTGAATGATTTTTTTTTAAAAAAAGAACGGAGCAATAAAAATGTCATTAGAGATCACAGAAACCGAGCGAGAACGATTTTTAATCCATCTGCAAAAACGTTCACGGGTACAGTCAATGCCTGAAAAAGAGCAGGAAATAATTAGACTGTCTAATGAAAACGTGAGCCTGAAAGAGATACGCAGTGCTGTAAAGAGTAACAACGGGTATGTTACTCAAGTGCGGGCAAGGGCAAGAAGGCAGGGGTTATTATGACTCTCTCGATTGTCAAAACTTATTCCTCGGATAATATAGATGTTCTCAATGAGAAGTTGTGGAGAGATATCTATTATGACGGGAATCCTCTTGTATTTGGCAGTGAGGACGAGCCTAAAACCGCCAGAGAGGTTTTTGCAGTTGTTCAGTTATATGGTAAGGCTCTTGATGATTTGTACGAAGGGAAGCTTCCTAAAGGATGGAAGTTTGGCGAGGCTGCTAATAAGATTTATATTGAGATGCTGAAGAATCCCGATAAGGGCGAACAACCTTATACATACGGGGAAAGATTGCACAATTATCCTGTAATTGATTTTGAATCGGTAGACCAGACTGTTACTTTAACAAATGCATTATTTGATGCAATAGAGCATAACATTCAAACAAATAGGTTAGTTGGGGTAATATGGAATCCGGTGGATTTAATGCTAAAAGACCCACCGTGTTTTAACTGGTTTCAGCTTCGAACTTCGGAAGGAAATAAAGTGTCTCTCCGTGTCCTGTTCAGATCTCATGACTATGGGAACGCTAATTTTGCTAATTTTGGGGCTATAATCAGATGTTTTGTGGATGAAGTTATAGAGCCTGCCGGTGGAGTCCTCGAAGAATTAATTTGTGTGAGTGCTTCAGCACATTTGTATGATAATGATTCAGATATGATAGAAGCGGTTGTCGGAAACATCCCGGAGCACATCAGGAGGCTCTTAAAATGATTCCTGCTCCTGATTTTGGAGTCCTCCACTACGAAGGATTAAAAGAAGTAGGCGGCGAAGAATTTATAAAATGTGATAGATGCGGGGAATGGAAATGGTGCAAACTGTATAAAGAGCAGTTTTTAGAGGGGCTGCAAGGATATGTTAGGAGAGTTTGTAAGAGTTGTCTGGAGGTTGAGTAATGAGCAATAAAAAAGAGGGTGATGATTTTGAAAATGAGTTTCGTGTCCTTGCAGGTAATTACGGATTTTGGGCGCATCGGATGAACGTAAATAAAAATGGACAGCCGGCAGATATCATCCTGTGTAAAAATAATATTCCGGTTTTGGTGGATTGTAAAGACTGCGAAAATAAAGTTTTTAAGTTATCAAGGATCGAAGATAATCAAGAATATGCAATGACAAAATGGATTCAGCTAGGGAATAAATGCGCTTTGTTTGCCCTAAAAATAAATAATGAAATTTGGGTAATATCATTTCCGATGCTAATGAAACTAAAACAGTTGGGGTACAAACAGTTAAATTATACTCAGATAAACGAAGTCGGGTACACTTTTGAAAAGTGGGCAGGTGATTTTTGTGCATGTCACTCTCAGTAATGAAATTATAATAACTGACCCTACAACTGATGTAATTAAATTCTGTGGGGATAATCTAGTTATTTCTAACCCGGATTATTATAAAAAAATGAGGTTGGGTCTTTGGATCGGAAAAACACCCGCTCAACTTTACCTATTCAGGAAAAACGGAAATAAAATATACCTGCCTGCCGGATGCATGAATGAACTGTTAAAAATCATACCGGATACTCAGATAAATTATGATTTAGCTGATAATCCCATCATAGAGTATGATTGTAACGTCCCTCTTTATGAGTATCAAAAGACGGCAATGAAATCTATGCTTACTACAAATTATGGGATTCTACAGGCTCCTTGTGGCTCAGGAAAGACGCAGGTAGGAATTAGTATGGCTGCAAGTTTGCAAAGAAAAACGCTTTGGTTAACACATACTACAGACCTGCTTAATCAGTCAAAAAAAAGAGCATCGGATTACATAAAAGATAAATCACTGATCGGGACAATAACAGCCGGAAAAGTCGATATCTCAGAGGGTATCACGTTTGCAACAGTTCAGACACTTTCTAAATTAGATCTTACTCAGTATAAGTATGTATGGGATGTTGTGATCGTAGATGAGTGTCACAGATGCGCAGGTACTCCAACAAGTTTAATGATGTTTTCTAAAGTTGTTAACCGTCTCGCTGCAAAGTGGAAATATGGATTATCCGCGACAGTTCACAGAGGCGACGGGCTGATAAAAAGTACATTTGCGCTTTTAGGAGATGTTGCTTATGTGGTCCCTGAAGAAGCGGTGGCAGATAAAACAATTGAGGTAACTGTTCAGGAAATTAAAACCGGAGTTAAAATATCAGATTGTTGCCTGGATACAGACGGGACGCTGGATTACATGGAATTAGTCAATTATCTTACTATGAATGAGGAAAGAACAAAACTCATAGCCTCTAAGATAGCTGAGAATCGAGATAATAGCAATCTCATTATGTCTGACAGGATTCAGCATTTAAGGACTATATTAGATGCTCTCGTTTTAGAGGGTGTTCGGGCATCAGAAATTAGGATGATTACCGGGACAATGACCTCAAAAAAAGAGAAAGAGTACAGACAGCAGGCAATAGAAGATATGAAAACAGGGAAAGCTAGGTTTTTATTTGCAAGTTATAACCTAGCTAAAGAAGGACTTGATATCCCGAATTTAAACCGGTTGTATTTAGCATTGCCTAAGAAAGATTTTGCTGTAGTTACGCAGTCCATAGGGAGGATATGCAGGACAGCAGAGGGTAAAGACTCCACTGTCTGTTATGATTTTGTGGATGATATAGGATTCTGTACAGGTGCGTGGAAGAAAAGAAAAACCATCTATAAGAAAAAGGGATGTGAGATTATAGAGGGAGTTGAGGCAGTGGCGAAGGGTTCAACACCGATACAGAAAGGGCTTTTTTGTTTTTGAGGTTTTAGCATGACAGAAGAACAAAAATTTAACGAGTTGATAAAACTCAAAAAACAAACATTAGAAAAATTAAGCACGACCACTGATAAACTTAAAACAATCGAATCCGAAATTGAAACTCTCAAAACTAAAATATCTCAAATAGATACTGAAATAGGAATCATGAGAGGCGTTGATATGAGCGATGATCTCATAAATGAAACGCATACAAAAGGGATGAGGGCATACTATTGTAATGGATCTATATGCATAGTAAAGCATTGCGATAAAGGGAGGGAGATATCATACATTGCACTTGGCTATCAGGATGATATGTGTATTGGGCCTGGATATGAGTCAGTACCTGGAAGAAAACATCCAACTATAATTTATTATGCTGACGGTGATAGCTACGTGGTAAAAAATACCGACGTAAGTATTAAAAGAGGATGCGATGAAGGGTAAAAACCACGAAAGAGCCGGTAAAATCCTCCTCTTTTTTTCTTCTATTTTTTTAGCCGTCAATCACACTCTTTATGATGTTTTTGTATGGGCTGCATTTGTATTTTTATTTACTTATTATTTTACACCTGATCTAGATACTAATTCAAGATCAAGGAAGAGATTAGGCTTCCTCGGTTGGATCATAGACAAACTCTTTAATCATCGCGGATGGCTGCACAGTTATTTGTTATGGGCGGTTCTTTTTGTGCCTCTGTATGTGATTTTCGGATGGGGCTCTTTGGGCGGATTGATGGCTGTTTATTTGCATCTTGTGTGTGACGGGGTTAGTCCGATTTAATTTTTTTGTTTTAAGTTTATCAGTTAATTATTTATACTATGTGTCCTAATGTAGTATATACTTAGAGTTAAAGAGGTTTTAAAAATGAAACAAGTAACGTTTGAAGGGTTTGAACCTAGGAAGAAAGCAGGGTTGGCTAACTGTTTACAGGAAATTATATCTGAAGCTTCAAAACTTTCTCTTGAAGAAAAAGTAAACTTCCTGAATGAAGCGCGGGCACTTTTACATGAAATAAGCCCTTTCGTATCTGAACCAGTAGACTATGTAAAATGGGTTAAATTTGAAGAAGTCACAGCAAATGATTATAACCCTAACTCGGTGGCCCCTCCTGAAATGGAACTTCTGAGAGTTTCAATCGATGAAGATGGGTATACACAGCCTATAGTCTCATGGAAACACGATGGAACATATGAGGTAGTCGATGGGTTTCACAGGCATCGGGTGGGTAAAGAGTGTTCTGATATTAGAGAACGTGTGAAAGGATATCTCCCTCTTGTAGGGATCAATGAGGATAGAGAAGACAAGGGGGACCGAATGGCAGCAACGATAAGACATAACCGGGCAAGAGGTAAACATAAGATTGATGCTATGTCTGATATCGTTATCGAATTGAAAAAGAGGAACTGGTCTGATTCAAAGATTGCAAAAAAGCTAGGTATGGAACCAGATGAAGTCCTGAGACTCTCTCAAATAGGGGGACTTGCAGAACTCTTTGCAGATCGGGAATTTAGTACAGCTTGGGAATTAGAGGATAATTGTGAATACGAGGAAACGATAAATGAAGAGGATTTATCACCAATACAATGAATGGGAAGAGTTCCATGCTGGGATGTGGAGAGATGTGTCAAGAGAACAAGATGAAAAATACTACTTTGAAGCTATTGAATTCACAGGCGATCATGAACTTTATGGAAACTGGATGTTAAAAGTTATAGATGCCTGGCCTAACTCATGTGAACACAATTTATCAGACATTCACATTAACCGTCAAGCATGGATTGGGCACGCGGCTTGTTGTTTAGCGATTGGATGTCCAGAACACATCACGAGAAGAGCATGGCACGTTTTAAGTAAAGATCAACAGGATAAAGCGAATAAGAAGGCAGATGAAGCAATAAAAGCATGGGAGACGAAACAATATGAAAAAATATCTCGATCAAGATGTTTTTACCGAAACACGATCCAGAGTGTCTTGGGCGTTTGACAAATTCAATAAGATCTATATTTCATTCTCCGGGGGAAAAGATAGTACAGTACTAACTCATATAGTACTCGAAGAAGCTAAGAAAAGGAACCGGAAAGTGGGATTAATGTTTATCGACTGGGAATGCCAATTTAATCTCACTATCCAGCATATATCTGATATCTTTGAACTATATAAAGATAACATTGAACCATATTGGATATCAATCCCTATCAAGACATGGAATGGATGTTCTCAGTATGAACCCGAATGGACCTGCTGGGAAGAAGGAAAAGAAGAAATTTGGGTAAGGCAGAAATCTGAAATGTCTATTAAAGATGGATCAATTTTTCCATTTTATTATAATGATATTTCTTTTGAAGAGTTTACACCAAAGTTTTCAGAGTGGTATTCCGAAGGTGAAATGTGTTGTAATTTTGTAGGGATACGGACACAGGAGTCTCTAAACAGGTTTAGAGCGGTAGCAAAAAATAAAGAGTTCTGTTTTGAGGATAAGATGTTTACAACTTCGACTGATGATAATAATAAATGTTGGAGCGTTTACCCAATTTATGATTGGAAGACCGAGGATGTATGGACTTATTATTCAAAGTTTAAGAAGCCTTACAATACACTTTATGACAGAATGTATAGAGCCGGACTTTCAATACATCAAATGAGGATAGATGAGCCGTTTGGAGATACTCAGAGAAAAGGATTATGGTTATATCAAGTAATTGAGCCTGAGACATGGAGAAGAATGGTTCTCAGAGTGGCAGGGGCTAATACCGGAGCTTTATATTCTAAAGAAATGGGGAATATCTTAGGTAACAATAAGGTAACTCTTCCGGAGGGGTACACATGGCAAAGTTTTGCAAAAATGCTTCTTGATACGATGCCTAATAAAACATCTGAACACTACAAAAACAAGATTATGGTATATATCCACTGGTATTCTACGAGAGGATATCCCGAAGGAATACCAGACGAAGCAGATTATAAATTAGAATCATTGGGTAAAGCTCCGAGTTGGAGGAAGATTGTAAAAACGCTTTTGAAAAATGATTACTGGTGCAAGGGGTTAGGGTTCTCTCCCACAAAAACAAGTGCATATTCAAATTATCTAAAAATGATGGAAAAACGAAAAGAGAAATGGGGAATTGAGATATGAAACAAGCAACTCTTCAAGCTTTTGGGAAACCTCCACTCCCAAGGGGTTACTCAACCTCTCACATTTTAACAAAAAGAAAATGCGGATATAAATTCTTACTCGCCTATATATACAAAGCAAAAGGAAAAAAAACTGAATCTCTAACAAAAGGATCGGACGTACACGAAGACATCTCAAAAGGTAATTTTCAATCGGATGATCCAGAAAAACAGAAACTCTTAACTGTCGCTCAGGAATTCCTATCTGAGATGCCCGATAACCCAATATTTGAAACTGATTATTCAGATAAAAATAATCCCGGTACATACAAGGGGTATATCATGGATCAACCGTTTTTAGGCACGTTTGACGTTCACTGGTTAGAGGGGATCGGAGTAGATTGGAAAAGTGGATCTTTTCACGAAGAATATAAAAATGATTACGAGATCCAGGCTTATATCCTTAATGAATTATTCAAACAGAAACACGGATATCCATTGAAAAAGTTTGTATTTGTGTTTTTGAAAGATGGTTTTCGATATGAAGCGGAATGTATCACAAGTGAAAAAGCAAGCAAGAGAAAAGAGAACATGATCAGGAACGCGCTTGACAGTATAAAAAGATTAGAATTTGAGAAAAGAATTTCATTTTCGTGCCAGTGGTGCGAGTATCAAGGGATGTGTATGTAATGCCAGAACCAGATCAGAAAACCTGCTGGAATTGTGGGAAAGAAACTGAATATTACGTGTATCATACTGAAACCGGAGAATATAGAACGTGTGAAGAATGTGAGGAGGAGCTTAACAGATGAAAATGCCTGCTGAAAAATCACAGTCCGGGAGATGGGGAAGCGAACAAAAGAAAGTGTGTCCTGAGTGCGGGCTGTATATGTATAAACAATCTTCTCGAAAAATGATTGACGGGAAGAACGGATGGATACCTACTTCGTGGTTATGTAGAAAATGCGGACACATGGAGATTTACGAGGAAGGGTTTGAGGCCGTGAGATTGGATTGATTCTTTTTTTGTTTTTAGTAGTTAATTATTTATATGATACGTTCTAATGTAGTATATAGAAGCAAAATAAAAGGTTGAACACAAAGAGGTTGAGCAAAGATGGAAACAATTGATAATCTTCTAGATGTTTGGAACATAGACAAAGCAAATCCAGAATATGAAATGTATGTAAAGAGAGCGGAAGAAATAGTTAAAGAAAAAAACAGACCTGAAAACGTGGCCAAAATAAGAAAGCAATCCGCGAAGAACGAAAACAAATACAGAAGACCGAAGGTAAGAAGATAATACGAGGTGTTTTTAAATGTATATCCCTTCAAGATGTGGTCCATACTCCACAATCAATTTAATAGAATGTTCAAAGTGTGGAAGATTCATGCCGTGTCATATCATCAATGGGAAAGCGGTTTGCATAGAATGTGAAGGATTGATAAAATGACTAAGATGTTTGGAGATTTTCCACATTGCGGCAGGTGATTTAAATGCCCTTAATAGATTCTAAATCATGGAAAGACGGGCGGGCTACCCATCAAGTGAATATTTATCAGGGATTCACTGATCTCAGGTATTTTGTTCAGTATACAATTTATCAAAACGGAGGAAGTCAGGGAATTTTGAATACACCTTACAAAAGTATTGCGGGAGCGAGGAAAACTTTTGAGAATGTTTTAGTTTCCGAATGAGTTGGACACGGTGATTGAAAATAGAACGGAGCGATTTGAATGCAAGAACTACTACAAATAAACCCAAAAATAAAAAATATGCTGATCCATAATCAGACTCTTATAGAGAATCTGTCTACATGTAAGAACTTAAACAACCCGAAAGCTCAAAGAACACATGAAATATATTTGAATCTCCAAGCGAATCTTAAGAAGATGTTGCCTGGATGTCAGATACCAGCTTTTAATCCTGCAAAACGTGCTAAGGTTAAATGTGGGGTATGTGAAATCTGCGGGTTTCCAGTCAGTGAATTGTTACAAGAACATCATGTAGTGCCCCGGTCACGCGGTGGAAGTAATCGAGCGAGTAACAAGATTCAATTATGTCCGACTTGTCATTATACGTTACATAGATGCGCTGTGAAGGGCATAAGCAGTGCCGTTAGGGATTATTATTCTGATTTTTATGAGACTTTTGAAGGGTATGTTAGGATGATTCAGTCATCTTAACTACTTCTTCGTACAATTCTATAGCCTCCTGAATCCTTTCCAATACCTCTTTTCTCGTTTTTCCTTGAGTATGGCAGCCGGGGAATTCTTTTACGGTGGCTATGTAGATGTTATCTTCGTCTTGTTCGATTGAGATTGTATATGGCATGTATGAGGGTATGTTTGGGATGGGTTATTATTTTTACTTTTATATTTTTCTTTTTTGATAGTCAGGAAGTTTTATATACGAATACATCCATTATTTAATAAATTAATTAAACCATTGGAGATATCATATGGGACGCAAACCAGATAAAAACCCTATTAAATTCTCAACGATTAGCGCGAAGGAAGAGACCGTTAAGAAAGCCGGGATAATTGCAGCATGTGAGGATCAGAAAATCTATGAGATCGTTGAAAACGCACTAAAGAGCACATATCCAAAGTATTTTTGCATTGAAGCATAATTAAAAATAAAAAATAGAACGGAGCAAAACCATGATAGAGGATTCCATCCAAAAATCAAAATCAAAAACTATTCAAAGATCGATACAAGTGCCCGCCGATATTTGGGACGCTTCAAAATGTATCCCAGGTGGAAGAACTAAATTTATAATCGAATCCCTCGCAAGTGCCATTAATGCATATAAAACAGAGTTGCCAAAACTGCGCATGGAAGTAGAAGAATTAAACATACAGATATGCAGTATGGAAGCTCTAAGATCTGCAAAATTATCTCGAATAGCGGACCTTGAAGCGGAAGCCGAAAACGACTTAAAAGAAGCCGTAATGCATCAACAGAATATTGAACAGGCGATTATTGAAACGTCTAGACTTTTAAAGAATTTCCGCAGGAATATAACAAAATCGCATTTTTTAAGATTAGAGGAGTTGTCAGGTACTCCTGCCTGTGATATTGAAGTATTTATCAAAGAGATGAAATACCGACCTACCGAGGAGCAGATTAGAGAATTTTTTCTTAGGTGATCGGTCATGATCTACGATGTGATAGTAGACCGATTAAAAACGTTTTTCGGCAAAGATACGCACCACAATAAGAACGTATCCTCAAGAGAGATAGATTCTTTTTCTTATTGGGATGCCCTGTTATCAATTAGTGCTGACTATCCAGAAGAAAAGGATCTTAATGTAGAATACCGGCACATAGAATCTTTTGATAGAGATCTTGCCAATGAATTGTTAGTCAATCCGAATGAATGGTTAAATGCTGCTACGGCTGCAATCTCTGAAATGGATTTTCCCCTTACTGATCTTCCAGATATTACGGTTAGAGTTCTTGGGTTGCCTTCGACTCATGACGTGCCTATCTCGAAGCTTAGGAACATACACCTTGAAAAATTTATTTCAATACGATGTGTGATTTCAAAAGCTACCGAAGTAAGACCGGCATACGAGAAGGTTGCATATGAATGTTTGAGATGTGGGCATGTAACTGTAGTAACACAATCAAAGGATTCTGATTATTTAGATGAGCCGTTCGCGGGGTGCGAGAACGACACATGCGGGAAGAAGGGACCATTCAAAAGAAAGGATGAAGAAAGTGTTACATTCAACCATCAGTACTTAAAAATTCAAGAACCACTTGAGAATTTAAGAGGCAGACAGCCTGAATTTTTATACGTGTCTTGTGCGGACGGACTCGCAGGTATAAGGAAACCCGGGGAAAAAGTAATAATAACCGGGATTTTGAAAAGCCGTATAAAAGTAAAGAAGGAAGGGAAGACTAAGTTTTTAGATTTCCTGTTTGTTGCAAACTCCATAAAGCTTTCAGACAAAGATTATGAGAATCTAGAAATAACTTCAAAAGACGAAGAGAAGATAAAGGAACTTTCTAAAAGGAAGGACATTAGAACAGTTATCGTTTCCTCGATTGCGCCTTCTATATTTGGAAATGAAAATATAAAGGAAGGAATAGCACTTCAACTGTTTTCAGGAAATGGAAAGACGATGACAGATGGGACCCATAAAAGAGGTGACATTCATATCTTAATGGTTGGGGACCCTGGCGTTGCAAAAAGCCAGTTCTTAAAATATGTTGCTAATTTTGCACCGAGAGCTATTCAGGTATCCGGCAGGTCAACGAGCGCGGCAGGGCTTACAGGCGCGGCAGTGCATGACGACTTTGACGGGAAATGGGCTATAGAAGCCGGAGCTTTAACGATGGCTGGTGATGGTGGAATATGCTGTGTAGACGAAATGGATAAGATGAATGAAAAGGACAGAGGCTCAATGCATGACGCATTAGAGCAGCAGTTTGTAAACGTCGCGAAAGCCGGTGTGTTTGCTCAATTGCCTACGAGTTGTTCTTTATTGGGAGCAGCTAACCCGAAATACGGCAGATATGACAAATATGAAGGGATTGCTTCTCAGTTTAATCTAGGTGATGCTCTCCTGTCAAGAATGGACTTGCTCTATGTAATTCATGATACTCCAAATCAGAAGACAGACGAGCGGCTCGCGTGGCATGTTCTCAATGATGACTTTGAAAACAAGGAGCTTATTGATTTAGAATTGTTAAGAAAGTACATTGCATATTCTAAAACTCATTGTTTCCCAAAGATGACGGACGAAGCAAAAGCATGCTTAGTTGATTTTTTTGTAAATACGAGGGAAACAGCAGGAGGAGTAAAAGACACTATCCCTGTAACGGTGAGGGCACTTGAAGCCGCGAAGCGGTTAGCTGTTGCAAATGCCAAACTGAGATTGTCAGATGTAGTAGATAAAAAAGATGCTGCCGACGCGGTAGATCTGTTATTGAAGAATTTGCATGAAGTAGGCATTGATCCCGATACCGGGAAATTGGATTCTTCGATACTTGAGAGCGATACAAGCGGGAGCCAGCGGGAAAAAATACGAAAACTGAAAGATATCATAGACAGGCTTTGCAAACAGAACATGACATCAAATGTTGCTAAACTTGAAGACATTGAATTAGAATGTGAAAAAGAGAAAATGGCAGAACCAATTCATTTGATTTCAAAAATGAAGAGCAGAGGGGATTTATTAGCGGTTACTCAGACGAGTTTTAGAAACGTTTACAAATAATATACGAGGGAGAAAAATGCAACAGCGTACACGGTTTATGATATTAAAAAGAGATAATTTTAGGTGTCAGTACTGCGGGAAAACAGGAGCAGATACGGTTTTAGAAGTTGATCACATCACGCCGGTTTCAAAGGGAGGAACGGACGACTTTGAAAACTTGATAACTGCTTGCAAGGAATGTAACCGGGGGAAATATAACATTGAAATACTCCCACCGGTTGAAACAACGTCATTGTATGAATCCATTGAAAATACGATATATAAAGAAATATGCGACATTGGATCTAAATACCTTAATAATATTTCAAAAATCAAGGCACTCGAAGCAGATTTATTAAATTTATACTTAGAAAATAAAACAATAGAATATAGAGAACGTGAGTTAGAGCTCGCAGTTATGCAAAATAAAAGAGATAACTGGACGAGAAGGCATATTGACCCGATAGAAGACTATTGTAATATGTCACTCGATGACGTTAAAGCTAGTATATCAGTAGCAATTATAAAACAAGAAAAAGAAAACTTGAAAACCCCTATAAAATCAAATGCAGTCTTATTGATGGACCTGGATTCTGGAACATTGGTACATTCTAAATATTGAAAAGGGTGTGTTTCCACTGCAAAAATCGATATATCTCTCTTTATTTCTAATAAGATATACGAATACGTTCTCGTATTTTATTATAGAGAATATTAGAGGGATATCGTTTTTTTAGTAAATATTGAATAAAATACGATATCGTATTTTTTTAGATATAAATAATTAGGAATGCCTAAAAATTGAACGGAGCAAAAAGAATGAACAATTCTAACCAAATGAAATTAGATCAATCACCTAAAGAATACCAAATCCCAACAAGAAAACCACGTTACATCCCTGCCTTTGTAATAGTCTGTAATGCAGCCGGACCACTCAAGGAGGTTGAATTATGAAATCTGGTATAGCAGGTTTCCAGATGTCCTATCCTTCCCTGGATCACTATGTCATTCCCACGGGGCAATGTCCTCTATCTCCATGTATGTCTGAATATTGGAGAAAACAACCGGTTAGGCAGGGTTTAACGCGAGATGAAATTGATTTCGAGGAAAAACCGGAGGAATCAGATGATTAACTCACTCATTAACTTTTTAAAAGCCCTCCAAAAAGCACTCTCCATAATAATCTTCCATCCAAAAAGATGTGAAAACTGTCAAAAATGGAAAACTAATAAATGCTCTAAACATTTCTATCTCAAAGTTTCACCGATTGATAAATGCTCTGAATGGCTCAATAGAAGCCACTGAGAAGCCATAGAATCAATCTTTAGATGAAAATAGTGTAAATGTATTAGAGAATACTTTTTTTGTGTTAGGAGGGCTTAGAATTGTAGTTTATATACAGGTATACCAAATAGTAAAGTATATATACATGGTATACCATATAGTATTATTGTAAGAGGTAAAATGCCTCAAGATAAAAAGATAGGTGAAAAAGATGGTAACTCAAGAAATTATAAGGGCAATGAAAGAAGCCGGTGTAAAGCCTGCTTGCTCCGGCGAACATATAATCGAACGCGGAGCAGTCGAAAAACTACTTGTAGGGGCTACAATCAGTTCTTCGAGGAAGAGTTTTCATTATAAATACACGTCAAACGTTGAAACATATTTCACCGAAGGCGTGAAGTGGGTTCCGGAGAAAAAAACCCTATTTGTTAAGAGTTCAGTTCCTGCATCATTTATCGGAACAAATGGATGTAACATCAGAGAACTTCAGAGGATCTGGAGATCAAAAGGCTTTAATATCGAACTAATGAGGTGAACAAATGTGTACTGAAGAAGAAAACTTTACATGGGCTGAATGGGAAGAACGAACAGCCCGTAGACACGCAGCATTTGAAGCAGAGGAAGCTGCTAGGGAAAACAGGATGAATACATTTGTGAACTATGACATAGCTTCATTCGAGTCATTCTCAAATTATGGGGTAATGTTCTTTAGAGATTTTTATCCAGTATGGTGGTAACGTGGTCGAAAATCCCTATCTTATACGGAGATTATTTGGAGACGAGTATCTTGATGCAGTTTACGCAGAAGAAGAGCAACAGACGAGAGAGGGAAATGAGGGCATACCCAACATGGCTTCAAATGATAAGAGAAGCTACAGTGAAGAAAAAGAGGAATGGGTGAAATTACCTTCCAAAAAACCACGTCAAGCACAAAAAAAACCAAATGGAACAACAGCTATTCCAAAACCAACCTGCCTGGAATGCAGCAAGATCATGAGGCGATTCTACATCAGAGAAGAAGGCGGAGCAAGAGCATACAAAGGAGCAGGATGGTACTGTCCTAAATGTCATTATCTGATTTTTGATTAATCCTCATAAAAATGAACGGAGCTATAAACCATGTCAAACGAACACATAACCAAATTCAGAATCCTCTTACAAGACGGAATCGACTTCCGAGAGAAAGTACTCTTCCCAAAGAACTCTATCATGGAAATCTCGCAAAGCATCCAGGACCAAGAAGTCACAAGAAAGGAACAAGCTCTCCTAAAGTGTATCTTAGCTCAGTTTGAAAAGACATTCGGGGCAGAATAAACATGCCCTGCCAATTAAGAACCGGGAAGATCTGTAAATGTCCCTCGCATCGCCAATGGTTACCTAATGAGCGGTTTCCTATTTTGAATGGGAAATTAGGCTCATGGTGTAAATCTTGTATGCGGAAAAAATAAATACAGTTAACGCATTTTATATTTAATTACTTTTTTTAATCGAAACACGGTGAAACGTTTTGTTATGGTCCGGGCGAACAATATTATAAAATATGGTTTAGAATCAAGAGCAGCAGAATTATATAACCAAAATCTATCCTTATCTGAGATTGGAGCTATTTTATCAGCCGAATCGAAACAGGATATCTCAAAATCCACTTTGTTTCGTTATTTTGGTTCGGAAGCCCGGTGTAAAGCCGCAGTAATCGAGAAGCGCGCCCAGCTTCAGGTTGCAGTAGTTGAAGCCGAGATTTCAACCATCAAAGACCGACAAGACATTATCAAAGGTCTTAAGGAACTCGCTAAATCCGCAGAGTTTGAAAGGGACCGAATAGCAGCCTACAAGGTGGCCACAGAAGCACTTGACAGCCTAGACAAGAGGATTGGGAAGTTAACTAATAATGCAGGTATTACTAACAATATCAATGTGTTGAAGCTCTCAGACATCCCTACCGAACAACTACTGAGGATGGTCAATGTCGGCAGAAGTTGAGCAATTCAAAGAGTCTGATATATGGGCTGAACTCCTCAGAAGAAAGCAGGCTACTGAGTCCTTACAGAATTTCACTACATTTACCAAACCAGACTATAAAGTCAACTGGCATCATGAACTAATTTTCAATAAGTTAGATCAATTCGTTTCAGGTGACATAAAACGATTAATTATTAGTATGCCACCGAGAAATGGAAAAAGCGAAGCGGTGTCTCGCAGACTTCCTGCTTATATTTTTGGCAGGCTCCCGGATACTAACATAATAGCGTGTTCATATAGTGCCGATCTTGCGCAGAGAATGAACCGTGACGTTCAGAGAATCATAAGCTCTCCTGAATATAATACTCTATTTCCAGAGGTATACCTCAACTCTTCAAATGTCAGGTCCACCGCACAGGGCAGTTTCCTCCGAAATTCAGATATATTTGAAATAGTCGGTTCCTCCGGTGTGTATAGATCCGCAGGTGTCGGCGGTGGTATCACCGGTATGGGTTTTAAATATGGTATTATTGACGACCCGTTTAAAAACAGAGAAGAAGCTGAGAGCACAACAATTAGAAATAAAGTATACGAGTGGTACACTGACACTTTTTATACCCGCCAAGAAGAGGACGCTAGCATATTGATTACAATGACGCGCTGGCATGAAGACGATCTCGTAGGTAGATTACTAAACCTTGCAAAAAACGATCAAGAAGCAGATCAATGGGAATTAATCAATCTCCCTGCACTCTCTGAAGAAGTCCGACCGGAATACGACCTGAGAACCGGACCCGATCAAGCGTTATGGCCTGGTAAATATCCTGAAGCAGTTTTACGAAAAATAAAAGCAACAGTCCCGGTATACACATGGCTATCCCTCTACCAACAAAGACCAAGTTCAGCAGCAGGCAACCTCTTCAAAAGGGAGAACTTTCAATACTTCACGGAAGATGCTATGAGGTACCATCTCAACACAGACGGTGAAACAATCCCAGTAAACAGACATGAATGTATCCGTTTTCAAACGTGTGATCCAGCAGGCACGGCAAAAACACACTCTGACTTTTTTGTCTTAGCAACATGGGCACTTACTCCCTCAAACGATCTCCTTTTATTGGATGTCTTCAGAACAAAAATAGAAGGAGCCGACCACATGGACTTTTTCAGGCAGCACTCAAAGAACGCTCGTATAATGGCTCTCGGCTTTGAATCAGTCGGCATCGGGAAAACAACTTACCAAAATTTAGAACGTGAAGGATATCCTGTTTTCGATCTCCAACCGAAAGGCGATAAGTTCACAAGGGCGCTATCTGCTGCTATCCGGTTAGGTAGAAGAAAAGTATTTTTCAAACAGGATGCACATTGGCTCAATGAATGGGAGACTGAGTTATTACATTTCCCAAATGTTAAGAACGATGATCAGGTAGATACATTTTCCCAGGCTGATTATATGTTGAGCGAAGGGCTTGTTATCTATTATTCAGAAAACGTTGAAATCAATGATGTTGGCTATGGTTACTCTGAATATTCCGGAGACATCTATGAAAACTACTAAATGTTAACTTTTATATACTACGCACTAAATATATTACATGGGTCTTACATCCTCTTCCCTCAAAAAACGACACTCCCCCGGAAAAGGGCAGTTTCTTACAGGCTGCCCTTCTTTTCTCTCTTTTCGTAAAAATCTTGTAATGATTCGTACCCACAATCAAGGGTTGCAGCAATCCAACCAGCTTTTAGCGCGACGTCTATTAGTTCCTTGTCGTCGTCACTGAATCCGGCTTTGAAATCCTCAAATTGTTTTTTTGTCTGTTAACTCATTACAATATCTAATAATGTACTCAGAGCTTCGTATTCTTCATGTGATGACATTTTCAAGCCTCACCTTCTAACTACATTCCCACCCGCGTTAACGTCTCCGCCAACATTTCCACAGTGCACAGAGTTTCCCGCATCTACATTCCCGGTTACATCCTCGCAGTGCACTGAGTTTCCGGCTTTAACATTCCCTCCTACGTTCCCGCAGTTTATCCCGCATCCCGCGTGTATTCCTCCGGATACATTACCGTGAACTTCTACGTCTCCCTCGGTTGTTATGTTCACAGGATCACCTTCTATTATCAGTTTGACAGGCTCTTTTGATTCTGTTACGAGTTTACCATCAACATACACTTTATTATTTTGTATACAGATGTTCCCTGCTACGTTTATGCTCGTTCCGTTGATTATCATTTTACTCATTTTTATGCCTCGTTTTCTCCTTATTTAATAAACTTTTTAATTGTTTTATGGATTAAAAAAACGAATCCATACAGCAATCCTGCCGCTAACAGGTCAATTAATATGAGGTCAATTAATGCATCTAGTTGCGTCACGTTTCCATCAATCTCCTTATCTGAGTCAAAATTGGATATTTCCATCCGTAACCCATGATTTCAACGTCTACGAGTTCATCTTGAAAGTCTCTTGATTGTTCTTTTGAGAGTACGAGCTCGTGATTTTCCGAGAGGACAAGTTTCATTTTGATTCCTCACGTTTTCTTATTATACACATATCAGAATTAATCGTTATAAAATTCCTGTCATACGATTCCCACGTTTCTCCACCGTCAAACGATCTGTACCCGTGTTGAATAATCGGTTTTACCATTGTCTCACTCCACACGCTTTTCTCTCTTCGTTCCACCATGCACACTTATTCTCGATGCATAAGGATGCTCTTTGCATATCTGTCAGTGAGCTATGGCGCATCGTTATTGCCGCTAAACCTGCGTAAACAGGACATATTTTTTTATCTGACATTGTTTTTATTCCTCCACTTCTCCATAACATCAACATAATATTGCATTCCATCTTTTCCCATTTGATCCCATAGAGGACCATCAATCAGTTCACCTAGCATTGTTATTTCAAATGCTTTAGCGGTTGCTAATAATTGTTCATGTGTTAGGTCGTCAAGGGTTACCATGTTTTATTCTTCCTTCTTCTCAAATTCTTCAAGCTTCTTTCTTAAGAGTTCATTCTCAAGCTTCAATCTCTTATATTCCGCTATCAAATGCCGCATTGCAGTATCATCGGTTGGATTCCCGATCCCATCTGCAATCTTCCCAACTTCTTCTATTACATATTTGCTTATCCTAGTGGACTGAGTTTCCATACAAGTAATAGCACTTCATCGTATTTATAGGTTACGTTTTGTGTGTTTAATATAATACTTATTGTATATGCTATTTACCACAATTAGAAACATTTAAATACTTTGTATGCCTAGTAATAGTATAGAAAAGGCATAAGCCCGGATGGAGATACAAAGATGAAAACAATCGAAGAAGTAAGAGAAATGACAAATGAACAGATCCTCGTTGAAATGAGGAAAATTGCTGGAAATCAAATATCAAACAACTATAATGAATCAAAAGAAGCAGCAATGTACTTTGCTGTGATGTGCCAGAGAACCGGAAAAGACCCGAAGCCTAAAATCAAAGCAATGGGATACGGGATATATGAAGAAGCTGAAACTGAAGGGTGGTTTTAAGGAGTGATAACCAACGCAAGACATTAACACAATCCTCATTAAAAAACAATCCTCCCTCAAAGAATCCGCGAGAGAAAACAGTGCGAGAAGAACTATCCCACCAGGGGCAAGGGGAATTTTCGTAAAGGTGAGAAAATGATAGACTATACTCAATTATCTAACTCGGAATTCAGCATCATAGTAAAAAGTGTATTCATCCTAGCTCAAATACCTGATTGCCCGTTGTCTCCCGAAGAACTGGCGGAATTACAAAATATTAAAGGTGATCTATGGGCAGAAATGGCTAAAAGAGGTCAGGCGATAAAATGAAACCTCTAAAATACATAGCAGCTCTAACATGGATCATCATTTTCCTGGGAATTGCGTTTTTAGGATGGATCTTGAGGAGGAAGAAATGACATCAAAAGTTTCAATTGAAGATGTCCAGAAATGGGCATTGGAATCGGCTAGCCGGTATAAACAAGAACTCATTGATGCACCTGATTATCACATGAGCGAATACGGCAGGAATCTAAGTTCAAATGGTGAGGAAAAAGGACGTTATCAGGTAGCCGTCGATCTCTGCATCTTTTTGGGGGTCGCGGGGGAGATGGAGTAAGGCATGACCACTGATGAAATCAAATTGATAATAAATTCTATTTTTATACTAATGGTCGTGGTTATTTTGGTGCATTTGGGCTGCCGGATTTTAGGGAAAGAATGTGGCGGAGAGATGATTTAAATGTGTGATAATATAATAATCGATATTACTGATATAGATAAAAACAATGTCATGGAGAAAATGAATAAAAAGATAGCAGATAGCATTGAACTTATGTATCCAGACGTGGATTTAAATGATGAATTGTATATTAACAGTGTTAACAAACTGTAGAATAATTTAATAGTTTGTGTGGATTGGAAAAAAATGAAGTAAAAAACGGTTTTCAAAAAAGAGTTAAATTAATTTGTTTTTCAGTTCATTCATTTTAGAGGTATCTACTTCCATTCCATAATAAACATCAACCGTAACAGTCTTACATGCTTCCAGGTACTCTTCAAAAACGGCTTTCTGTTCTCCTTCCTGTCTATATGCCCAATCGCCTTGGAGTGCCAGAGAATCAATAACTCTTTCTGCCGCATCCTGAGAAGGATTGTCAATAAGATTTTGCATCATTGAATCAATTTCAAGCACTCTATCCTCATAAGGATTATACTCAGAATCCATGTTAATACCTGCCCCTAACAAAATAAGAGCAAGAGCAATTATTATTTCTTTCTGAAATCTTTGCAGTATTATTGATTCCATCTTATACCTCAACATATACTCTTACATGTTTCCCGACAGCTTCAGGAGGAAACCTGATACATATTACTCCACTTGGAGGCACTATATACGGCTCTCCTGCGTTCTCTCTTTGTGTCCTGATATGTTCTTTCCAGTACTTTTTATCAAGAGAGTAAGATTCGCCTGTTATTCCGTTTTCATCCGTACATTTGAGATTTTTCACAGGAGGGGCTTTGTTAGTCATGTATCCTCAAAAAATTGTATGAGTATAAACTGAAAACTTAGTATTTATAGACTGTGCATAATTGAGCTTATTTTTATTATCCGTTACAGCGCAAGTTCTTATTTTGTTTTTACTCAGGTTCTTATCCCGAATTTGTCTTGTAACTTCCAGATTCTTACCCGGTTTATACCGGTAATCCACTGTCAGGATAGCCTGTAAGCAGTGGATTAGATGATATATCCTGCCTATGTCCTGTAAGGATATGGTAGGTATGGATATACCATCATAAGATACCGTTTTAAACGAAGGCTTCTAGTTCCTCCGTTAACTCCGTAACTGCCTGCAACCGGTTTAGATTCTGCGGTTTGCGGTTAATACATGCGGTTGAGATCCGTTCCAGCTCTCTTAAAAGCTTGGTTCCCTGTGGGTAAACATACGGCTTAACTTTGTTGATATAATCCGCGTCAGCGGGCGGTTTCGCGGTTTTCATCTCTTTACAGACTGCTCCATCTCCGGTGAATATAATCTCCTTGTAACCGCTCGCCTGTGCCCGCTCTAGCTTTTCATTCCAGTCTTTCAGCCCGTGAGAACCTAAAATTTCAATTTCTAGACAGCCTGAGTTTTCACAGTCTTTTATTAGATTTCCCATCTCGTCAAATTCTCCCCAGACAATATCGGGCCCGCCTGTATGATCATATCTCGCGTTCGGGAACGCCCATGAATGCCTTCTCATCCATGCAAGGACCATACAGCCCATTCCATAGTGCGTATGTCCCTCTACGCCTTTCGTTCCTTCAGGCCCTATAAGATCCTGATTGCCTTCTTTTTCAGCAGGTTTTATCAGGTGCTTTTTTATCCAGCAGTTTTCAGAGCCTGGGCCAAACGGATTCTGCAAATTGTAGTATTTGAACCCTAGACTCTCATAGTCAAGATTAAGACCCTCTATCAAATCATCCTCGTTAAAGAATCCCTCATAATCTAAGATGTCTTGGACACATTCATCAACCGCAATACCGCAAGCGGTCACCGGTTCATTTCTGGAAATTGTTTCTTCTTTCCCTTCTCCAAAGAGGTGTAATTTCTCATAGTTTGTGAGTGTTAAGTTCACGTCCCTGGTGAATCCATCTCTGAGAAGATAGGCGATTTCATAACCTGTTCGTTTCAATCCTTCACGATATCTCTCATCAATGTTGAAAGCTTTCATTACATCGTCTACATTGGTATCATTCAGATTACAGAATAAAAATATATTCCGGCAGTTTGCTTTTAACGTTTTAAAATTGTTATCTGGTAAAACTGTATCCTGGGTTGAAAAAACACTCGTGACTAATTCAGCACGTCCTTTCCTCGCTCCCCGTATTAATTCCGGCGCGGTAACTCCGTTTTCCATTAAATCATGAATTTCATCCCAGAAAATATAAGTTCTCTTTGCTGGCTGATCGGGATCTTTTGGCAGGTATGCGAGGTTGATATACTCCATCAAGTAGATGCAATAAGCATTGCTGAGGTTAGGGGGAAGGCTTGAAAGGTCAAAGACAACGAGATCCTTTTCAGGCTGAATTCTTTTTGTTGAGTTTATGAATCTATCATAGGGCATACCAGGCGCGGCTTTTGAGGTTGCTTCGTATAGTGCCCTGTCAGATGCGTCTGGAATAATGTTAGTTTTTGGGTTCCGTGTAGCCCATATCATTTCCCTGATATCTTCATATATAGGCCAGTCGATTTTATGCGTGTTATCCCAATCTTGAGTATTAATTACCCTACCGGCTGCATCGAGTATACCTCTTTCCTGATACAGCTTTTTGAGCCTTTTACTCTGTGATATTTTCATACCAGATGTTAGTTCCCTTCCCGTCCATGCTCCTACGGCTGCCTCTACATAATCATAATGCATGTCAGCAGACTTTTGATAAGCCCATTTCTTGTTACCAAACTGCTTTTTATCAAATGGGATAACAAGAAGCCCAGGGATTAGGCCATCATCACTAAAGTCTACAAGTTCCCCATGCTTTGTCTCACAGAATGTTTTATAGTCAGTCCCTTTTGTGTTTCCAGTGTTACGGTTCTCATTTTTCGGCATGATCATATAAGCTCTGTCGCCTGCATCAACAACCCTCCCAGCCCATGAACACGTAAACGCTGTTTTGCCGTTCCCGGTTGGCGTTACTATCAAGGTACTATCTGGATTTTGCAGACTCGGACAGATCCTTATAGGCTTCTTCGTGAGTGCATCCCTACAAACAATAGTCCCTCTCTGTTCATCAAGTGCGGTATTATCCCTGAGAGGCAAGAGAGCGGCTGAAGTACTGGCTGTAACAATATGCAAAAACTCCGAATGAATGTAGTTTGTTGGCAGGCACATCCTTAAAGCGTATAGATGCCCTCTTCTAGGTCTTATGCTCTTGATTCCACCATCTTTAAGTTTTGATCCGATATTATTAATGACTGCATCGACGTTTTCTTTAGTTTTTCCAAGGACTAAACCAATCAGGGCAAAGTGAACGTATCGCTCGCCCCGGAGGGCTGCTTTAATATTTTGATTCAGTTTTTCCCCAGCGTGTTTGTTGAATACCTCGTTGGATGTGTTCATATCCCCGTCTTTGCTTTTGAGGTTGGACTGTTCTATTTTATCAAGTTTGTCCTTAAACATTTTATTATGCTTTTCTCCTGATATTGGAATCTCAACGTGACACCAGATAACAGCAGTGCTCTCCTTTTTCGAGATGTTTATCAGTTCCTCAACTGACCAGTTTTTCGTGAAGT